CATATATTGTGTATATATACTCTTCTCCATAATCTCTTGTATTTGCAGCATGAAGATAAAAATCTCCCGCTCCTTGTTTAAAATGACTTATTACTTGAGCAGCCAAACAACTCATTCCGTTAGCTAATGAGTCATCACTTCTACCCACAGGTAATCCATTTACAATATCCATACCTTGTAAAAACTCAAGTAAATCCACACCATGTCCTTCTGGATATCCATCCATTTGTCTATACATTACAACAATTTCTTCATCATTAAAATTATCAATGAATGTTGTTAGGCTTCTTGTCCCCATTATTCTTCCCCCCTATATCCTATTGATGATATCATGCCTCCTGGTCCAGATTTCTTAGTAGTCTTTTTCTCAATGTATTTTTTATGTAATACATCATAGTTCATTATTAATTCTTCATATACATCTCTTGCTATGCCTGTGGCCTTTACAGCTTCAGAAGTAAACATATTATAATGTCCTTGTTCTCTTACTGCTTCGTAAGCCATAAACTCTTTTTTTGATACTGATATTTCATTCATTTTTTCATTCCTTTCTTCTTTGTCCCAGTAAGTACAGTCCTCACAGCATTTATCTTCTAGCATATTTCAAACCCACCGCTTTGCTTGCAAAACTCTGAAAAATCTACTACATTATCCCTATCAAATGGATATCTAGTAGCAAATGCTACTACTGTGCCTTTACCATGACAGCTATTGCATCCCTTCATCTCATTCGCCCACTTAAATGATACCTGTACAGGTATATTTAATCCGTGAACAAGCTCTTCATCTGTGTCTATTTGCTCAAGAGTATCATGTGTTTTAAGCCATTCTTCCTTAGATTCCCATCCTTCCCAGCCTTTTCTTGTGCCAAGACCATCACATATTCGACATGGTTCCTTTGGTGTTGATTTCATCTCTTTCTTATAGTCATTTTCATATTTAAGTAGGAACCCATCTTCAATTAATTCATTTAGTCTATTAGAAATTGCTATTGCTTTATCTCCATCTATTATATGTCCGTCATTATATCCTCCACTTTCCATATCTTCATTGCTGAGAATGTCACCGCACGTATTACAAACAAATTCCCATAGTGGCCTCCACCACCAGACATTATTCCTGAAGTAACTACCAGGCACTTTGTTATCAAACTCATCTTTCATTTCAAAATACTCTTCTGTCTCTTTTTTACTAGGATTTAGGTCCCAATCTATTTCAGGTCTCTTTATGTTGTTGTTATTTATTGGTTCTAGTCCATGTAAGTCGAATCCCATGTCAGCCCCCTTCTATTGTAGTGTCTTCTGAGTCGTGCTACTTCACTCTTTGCCATCCTTGTATCCTCAAAGAATATTCTAACTCCACTTGTAAGCTTAAAGCCATATTTCTTATTCTCTTTAATGGGATACAAAATCATATCACAGTAGTCTTTAACAAACTCATTTATGTTCATCATCGTCCCCCTTATTTATTACAAGACCAATTTCATCAAGCATATCTTGCACACTCTTATCAGCGGATAGTTTTGTAAACTCTTCTTTAGTTACTTCTTCACATCCTACCACTGGACACGAATCTAGAACTTCAACAATAGTCTCAACTACTTCACGAATAGAGCTGTTTATATGTTTAAGTTCTTTGTCAAGACTATCGTCATCGTAGACGATGTCAAGTAACTCTGGCATGCTAAAATGTTTTATTGTCATTTTAGTAACTTTTTCAGTTGCCTCTATCAGATTTTCAGTTATGTTTTGCATTATTTGAATGCCAGCCATTAACTGTAGTATTTTTTGTAATATGTCTTCGTTCATTTGTGTCCTCTCCTTATATAAGATTACTATCCTCTAAAAATATTTGCACCCCCTGCTGTTTGGGCACCTTGTTTTAGCAGAGGACATATCTGTATGTTATTAACATACATTAACAAGCAAGGGGTGCTTAGTAAAACTAATCAAAGCGCACTCTGCGCACCTGCCTTTTTAGCGTCTGCTTTAGCTTTTGTCCACTCATTCCACCAGTATCCACCAAAGAATCCAATCATTAGTCCAATTATTATATCCATAGGTCTCCTCTCCTTTTAATATTGTTAGTCAATCTAATTGCTTTAGCCAAGTTAATTGCTTTAGCCCATTAAAAAGTATACCCTGTCTACCCTCCTCGAGCCGATGTTTTGCCAAAAGCTCCAACTTCTCAATGGGCTTAAGCTATTTATCTAGCATTACTGCAATGAATATTAATATACACATTGCTGCAAGGACTATCAAGCCTACTTCTAACATTAGAAGTTCCTCTCACCGATCTCATAATTCTTATCGGCTTTACTATCTTCTGCTACTTTAATATACTCTTCATCTGTTACTGCACCACAATATATGCAATAACCTAAGTTTATATTGCTCATGAAGTATGATTTGCATATTAAGCACTCTCCAACACTCAGGTTTATATCTGTCATCATTATTCCTCCTTTATTAAAATAAAGTATTGATTGAGCTGTTACATTGCTCGAGCAAGTGGTCATTTTTTAAAGAGGGTTTTCGACCCCAATAACATATGTGGTTATGTAGCACTGCTTTATCCACTGCTTAATCCCTTATTTTACACTCAATCAAAATTCTGTTGTTATTGTTAGTTCTTACCTTCTTAGTCCAAAGAATCTTAGTATTCTAAATATCCTTGACTCCATACAATAACTATGCCAAGCATCTAAAAATATACACGCCTTTATAGCTCCTTCACCTATTGTGGTTGGTTGCATGTAATCTTTCATTTATATTCCTCCTCTTGTCTTTCTCGAGCTGCAGCAAATATTTCACTTAAAAGACCCCTGTCTTTCTCGTTTGGTCTTAAAAGTTTAGATATTCGCCTTTTACAGCTACGCCATAGTTCATCAACAGACATTGTATTATTCTTTTTAGTTTTACCAACACTCCAAGTGTTCTCAAGAAATGGAGATACTTCTTCAATGTCTTCAAATAACTCTTTTATTTTAGGATCAAGTTTATCTGGTGTATTTGACATAATGTCCTCCTTAAGTTATTTTATATATCTGCGTCGTGATTCGTGTTTAACATAAATACCTTCTTCAAATGATAAAGTAATAACAAGTGTTACTGTCTCTGGTAACATCCAATACTGTGTGTACCACTTTATTGGTTCTTTTATACCTATACCAATAACAAAGGGCTTAAAGAATGAATATATAATGTCACAGTACCGCCCTCTTATATAAAATACTTTCCTTTTATACTTATTAGGATGCTTTATCATAAATGTATCAATGCAACATCAATGTTTGTGCATCTCGTTTAAATTCAACCTTACTATTGTCAGTATCATCGTGCTCAGTCTCACAATGGAATGACTCTTCGTAATGTTTTTCACCTATATATTCCAGTGTATCTGTACTTTCTTTCTTACTCTTTAACTCTTTATGTTCATCTAATCTCATTGTTATGTCCTCTCTGCTGTTGTTAATGCCCAAGTTTACTATGTTTATATAGTTATATCTTATCATATGATAATCATTACTCTTTATACTTACTTATATGTACCTGTATGTACCTGTGTATAGTTATACTTATACTCTCTAAAGAGAGTATTACTGCTATATATAGTAATAAGGGCCCTATATAGTAATAAGGGCCCCTATGTACTCGTGTTGCTAGCCATTCGTTATAATTTATAGAACTGAAAGTGAAACGCTAAGAAAGCCGTTTCACTTGTGCTGCGTCGAGAGAAGCGAGCTTGGCCCCGAAGGACCCGTCGTTCTTCACGAAGTGGAGTGCATCACCGTTCACCGCTACGGTAAAGGTCTTAGTGACGGACTCGGTGGTCATTTCTCCCGTTTCCTTGTCTCTGAGGACGAGGGTTGTTGGAACCTCTATTTCAAACATTCTTATCATTTGCTACCTCCTTTTTGGGTTTTCAACGAAAAAAGTGTTTTCGGAAAGTCTTCATGCTATTATGGGTGAGTATATTTGCTGCGCTTCAAAATCCTATAAAGTTCTTGACACACTTGGGCATTTAGTTTAAATTCATAAGAGATTATGAGTGCCGAAGAAATAAAGAGTTTATCAAAATTGCCTCTAGAATTGCAGGAGGAGTTTCTAAAAGAGATGAGTGAGAGTGGTAATGGGGACGACAACAGGGACGTAAATATAGAGATAGATGGAATTATTTATCTTGTGCCGATGGCAGTGTCACATTTAATAGATAGTTTAGTTTTTCAGATTGGGGAGATGTATGAGATTCGGCACGATAAAGGGAATTAGTCACTATATATTTGATAACGATGATGAGCTTAGCAGTTACTTTGGCGGCAGTCCGCCGAATATAGTTAATGATTGGCGAAATGGTTCTGAGGGAGATTGGGTAAGGAGTGATGATGGATGTATAGTTCAGCTGTTGAAAGTATCAGATAAACTGCCCCATCCAGGAGACAGGAAGAACTACAAATGGAGCGGCGGGTGGATAAGGACGATAGTTGGGACATTTATTATAAGACGTAATACATTCATGGATACTGACTTTGATAAACATCCAGATAGGTATACATTCTCAGGTAAGAAAAAGACTCCTATCCAAAGAGTAGATGAACGTAAGAATATAACGAAACGTGAGCGTATGTTTGCGATGAATGTAGTTGTTGGCATGGGTCCAGTTAAAGCATACATGGATGCATTTGAGAGGGAACAGAATCCTCAGAGTGCTAGGAAGAAAGCAGTAGTACTATTAAAGCAGGAGCGGGTAATGAAAGAAATTGAGAAGTCTGTATTAGATGTAGCAAAAGAGCTTGGTATTGACCATGAGTATGTATTGAATAAGCTGAAGTGCTTAGCCGACAATACCCAAGATATGAATATAGTGTTACAAGCTACAAAAGAGTTAGGAAAAGCTGTCGGGACAATGGGCACTACAATTCGGCAGAAGGAGATGGGTATAATAGGGATGTTCTCAGGTTTTACGCCTCAAGAGTTAGAAGGAGCAAAGCGTGGTGACTTGGAGATATCCGACATAACAGGAGCAGTCCAAAATGGCAATAAGTAAAGAAAGAGTCGAAGAGATACTTGGATATTATTTACTTCATGGTGAAGATATCACTTGTGATAGTTATGGTATCAAACCACGTACACTGAGGCGTTATATACGGGAATCGAAGCAAAGGTTTAATATACCTGATATTGATAAGAGTGCAGCATTACGAAGGATATCTGAGCAATACTCTCCAAAAGAACTCGAAGCTATCGCAAAAGGTGGAAGGGTATTACCAGGTCAGCCTAGTATACCAGTTGTTAATCTAAATGGAGACAGAACAAGAATAGGTGTAATGGGAGATGTGCACTTTGGCAGTAAGTACTGTCTTTACGAGCTTGTTGATATTGCCTTTAGAGAGTTTGAAAAAGAAGGATGTGATATTGTCTGCCAGGTAGGTGACCTGACTGAAGGGATGTCTAACAGACCTGGGCATGTATATGAGCTTGATAGAATAGGTTACCACGAACAGAAGAAAGTAGCTATTGAGTATATGAGTAGATGCCCTGCTCCTCTCTATATCATTGATGGCAACCATGATAGGTGGTTTATAAAGAGCAATGGTGCCCTAATTGTAAAAGATATATGTGATGCTATCGATCATGCTGAGTTTCTTGGACATGATGAAGGTAATCTTTCTCTAGGAGGTAATGCTACTCTTAGAATGTGGCATGGAGAAGATGGCAGTAGTTATGCAGTTAGTTACAGGATACAGAAGATAATAGAGTCTCTTACTGGTGGTCAGAAGCCGAATGTTATGTTGTTTGGTCATGTACACAAGAGTATGTATCTATTTGATAGACACATACATTGTTATAGTGCTGGGGCATTTCAGAGACAGACAGCTTGGATGAGAGGTAAAAGATTATCATCTCATACAGGATTTTGGATAGTAGATGTTTATGTTAATGAGGGTGGAGTTGCCAAGACTACAGGGACTTGGTATCCTTTTTATATGTAAAGGGAGAAGATAGGGGTTATAAGAATAATGAATAAAAAAAACCTACTAATCTTATTAGTTTTGTTAGGGTGTGAATACACTACTATCTTAAATTCTGATGCAGAGGAATTTCCTCTTTTTGAATTAGCTGGTACGTCTTACTGGCAATTACAACATGAAGGAGAGGGAGATGATAGAAATCCTATTGCCAGAATAATACTTCAAATGTATGCTTATTACGATGGTGTTGTAGATGAGGTATGGTTTCATGGTAAAGTATTAGATGGAATTACTTATGAATTTATTTCCGAAGATAGTGTATATATCGGACATTTTGTTGGAAGAGCTGATTCTACTTTTAGCATTTATAGACAGGATGGTTATGCAAATCGTCCAGAATACCCTAAATGGGCAATGTGGGTAACAAGCGAATCAAATGAATAAAGAACCACCCAATGGATAATGTAGCAGAAAAATTAGAGACTTATCTTAAACTAAGATATCCTCCTGTAAAAGGACTTCATCTTGATGAAGCTATAAAAGAGTTGAAATATATCTCAAAAAAACTTGGTAGCTTTGGGTTAATACATATGACCTCAAGAGACACAGATGCTGTAAGACGGATACTTGCAATAATAGATGGTATAGAGGTACCTCAAAAGATAGCAGTAGATGGCGAAGCATAAGAAATCAGTCACGAACCACGACATGAGGAGAGCTATACAAGATATGTACTCTCTGATATTGAATTTACAGCAAAGAATACTTAATATAGAGTACGCACTGTCTTCATATGTAGAGATGAAGAAAGATGCAAAGAAGTTTACAAAATTTTTAGATAAAAAGGCAGATGTAAAAGATGGCGAATAATAAAAAATTTAATATATTTGATATTATGGAAGAAGCAGCAGCTGGAATAGGCATTGATTTTTCTAACGTTGGTGAAAATATAGCTGGTATTTCTGTTGAACAGATTAGCAAACTTCCTTTAGAACAAAGGAAAATAGTTGTTTCAAAATTAGGTGAGAAGGCACCAGAATGGATGCTTAAAAAGCTTTTTGGTGAGAACTGGCTTGGGGCTAAGTTAATGGCTCGTTATATAGGTGGAAGTGGAGAAGATTATCATCTTGATATTTCAAAAAAAGATTGGAATAAATTAACAAATCTTGCAAAGACTCAAGCAAATAGAGTTGGAGGATGGACTCCAAGCACCAATCCTGACTTCCCATCGGAAAAGGGATGGGAATATGTGAGCAATGTCCAAAGTACTCGCCTTGCTAGCCGTTCATGGGACATTGAATATGATGTCTCTATTCCAAGCGCGAGCAGAGACCTGTATAATGCATTAGGAGAAACTACAATACGAAGAAGGCCTGTTGGTAAAGGTAAATATGAGTACCAGATAGCAGGTGAGACTTTTGATTTTGTAGAGGGGAAGGAAGGTAAGGGGGGACAAAGATATGGCGCATTTTCTTCGAGAACCGTTTCCCCCAAAGGTGCTAAAATTATAAACACTTTGTTTCCTGAGTATACTTATGCTTCACAAGAATTTCTTGGAGATAAGAGCAAAGCGGAAATTTGGAGCGAACAAAATATGGTAGAGTTCGGAACTCCATTTAAAGTTAAATCAAGATATATTGGTAAATGAATATAAATAAAGAGAATATATCTGAAGCTGAAGAAGCCCTAGAGATAGCGAGTAAAGACTTAATAGCGTTTGGCAAGTTATTTCTCAAAGAAGATTTTATGCGCAGTGAGACACCATTCTTCCATTATGAAGTTGCAGATGCTATTGATGATAAGGAAATTAAGCAGCTAGCAGTTATTATTCCAAGAGGCCATGGCAAAACTGTACTGACAAAAGCCTCGATTCTAAAAGATTTCTTATTTTGTCCTTCTGATGATTTCTTTTTCTATGCGTGGGTGTCAGCAACACAGAAACTGAGTGTTGGTAATATGGACTATATTAAACACCATATAGATTATAATGACAGAATTAAATACTTCTTTGGAGATATGAGAGGTAGAAAATGGACAGAAGAAGATGTAGAATTAAGGAATGGTTGCAAGCTTATAAGTAAGTCAAATGTTGCTGGTATTCGTGGTGGAGCAAAACTGCACAAGAGATACGACTTGATAGTACTAGACGACTTTGAGCATGAAGCAAATACAATAACTAAAGATGCGAGGGAAAAAAATGCGAATCTTGTCACTGCTGTTGTTTATCCTGCTCTCGAGCCTCATACTGGTAGGCTTCGTGTTAATGGTACTCCTGTTCATTATGACAGCTTTATCAACAATCTTCTCACATCACATGCTAAGGCTGTTGATGCTGGGGAAGAGTTTGCTTGGGAAGTTATCACCTACAAAGCAATAAAAGATAGCGGTGAAGTGTTGTGGCCGTCTTTCTTTGATAGAAAGAAGCTTGAAGAGAAGAAAAGGTTTTATAGAGACTCAGGGCAGTCTCAGAAGTTCTACCAAGAATACATGATGGAGGTGCAGAGTGAAGAAGACTCTGTATGGCGTAGGGACCATATTAAGTATTGGGATGGATATTATTCATATGAAGAAGGTGTAAATTATCTTATGATTGACGGTGAGAAGAAGCCTGTCAATATTTTCATAGGTTGCGACCCTGCCACTGATATTGATACTAAATATTCTGATTTTAGTGTGATCATGGTAATTGCAGTTGACTCAGATAATAACTGTTATGTTGTAGAATATGAGAGACATAGGTCAATTCCGACAATAGGTTCTAAAAACTTTAAAGGCGAACTACTTGGAAAGAAAGGAGTTGTAGACTATATCATAGAACTGTATCAGAAGTATCATTGCACCAGCGCAACAGTAGAAGATGTAGCTATGAATAGGTCTATTTTCCAAGCATTGAACGATGAAAGAAGACGGCTGAATAAGTTTGATGTATCAGTTATTCCTCAAAAACCTGGTGGAAGTAATAAGAGAAATCGTATTTATAGTGGCTTATCAGGTAGATTTAGCATGGGAACGGTACATATTCGTAAAAACCATTTTGATTTAGAGCACGAAGTTGTTACATTTGGGCCGAAAATGGCTCACGACGATACCATTGAGACGCTTTATTATGCCTGTCTGCACGCTTTTCCGCCTAATTTTATTAAAGATGCTGATAAAGGTGAATGGACTAAGGTAAAAAAGAGAAGAGCAAAAAACTGGATAATAGCGTGATGCCTAGATTTGGCCGAAGATCAAGAGAAAAATTAAAAGGAGTCAATACTAAACTTGTTAATGTTGCTAATGAGCTTATTAAGATTATGGACATTACAGTGATTGAGGGATTAAGGTCTAAAGAGAGGCAAGAAGGTTTAATTGCTCAGGGAAAAAGTAAAACAAGGTTTAGCAAACATATAGAAGGGAAAGCAATTGATATAGCTCCTTATCCAATAGATTGGAATGATAGAGAGCGATTTCACTATATGGGAGGAATGGCTAGAGGAATTGGGCATGTTCTTGGTATCGATATACGATGGGGCGGAGATTGGGATTCCGACGGAGAGATTAAAGATAATTCGTTTGATGATCTTGTTCATATAGAATTAAAGGAATAAAATGGCAAATAAAGATAACTTTGAAAAATTAACGGTTAACAATGCACGCCTCTCAAGTAGGGGATTATATAATCCATTTCTTAAAATGGGTGGAAAAGGTTCTAATGGCAGCGTGTGGAAAGATATGGTGCGTGGATTTAAAACACCAATAAAGAAGGATGTAAATTTAAAATTCCTAAAGAAACTTCCGTAATGGCTAGAAGAAACAATAAAATTAAAGTAGATGAAATAAAACAGGCTTGGGATAGGGCTTACCAAGGCGAGCGCCGAAGGTGGCAGAATGACCAGCAGCAAGGATATGATTTTTCTGTTGGAGACCAGTTAACAAAAGATGAGATATCTAGTCTTGAAGAAGCTGGCATGCCTACATTTACAATTAATAGAATTACTCCAGTTATTAGAATGATTAAGTATTTTGTTACTTCTAATAATCCTAGATGGCAGGCTGTTGGGGTTGAAGGCTCTGATATAGATATTGCTGCAGTACATTCTGATCTTGCCGCATATTGCTGGGACCTTTCAGATGGCAAGTCTATTATGTCTCAGGTAGTAGATGATGCATTAAGAAAGAGTGTTGGTTATTTTCATGTAGATATAGACCCTGACGCTGATAGAGGAATGGGAGAAGTTATATTTAAGAGTATTGATCCGTTTGATGTTTATGTTGATCCGATGAGTAGGGATTTCTTATTCAGGGACGCAGCTTATATTATGATTAAGAAAGACCTTCCAAGGGGATATTTACTAAAAATGTTTCCAGACAGCGCAAGGAAAATAAAGTCTGCTAGCGGTTCCCCAAATGTACAGTCTTTTTCACAGAGGGATATTGATGACTCAAGCATTATACAGCATTCTGATCTCTCTGGGGTTGCATATACATCTAAAGGCGAAGAAGACGATGTTCTTGATTACTATGAGATGTATTCAAGAGAAAGGATTCCATTCTATAACTTGTTTATACACGATGAAATGGGACCTCAAGAACTGGAGGCTATGAGAGAAGAAGTTCTAAAGCTAACAGATAATATGAGGAGTGAAGTTGCTGTCTCATTGGAAGAACAGAAGTTATCTATTAACACGGCACTTAATAATGGTGAAATTATTGAGTCAAGGGCTCAACTGGAAATAAAAAAAGTAGAGCAAGAATCTGAAGAAATCATTAAACAACAATCTGAAGCTATTGCTGCCGAAGTTAAAGAAAGGATGATGCAAATTTCTAATAAGATTGTAAGCGAAGTAGAATATAAAGTCTTAATAGAGTCATCAGAAATAAGAAAGAGAATAGTTGAGGCTGTTAGGTTCTATGATACAAGAATTTTGGTTAAGATAGTGGCTGGTGACAAACTTTTAGTTGAGACATTTTTACCTAATTCACATTATCCTATTGTTCCAGTGCCTTATATGCACACTGGTACTCCATACCCAATAAGCGCTGTAACCCCACTTATCGGCAAACAACAGGAAATTAATAAAGCTCATCAGATCATGATTCACAATGCTAACTTAGGTTCTAATCTTAGATGGCTATATGAAGAAGGTTCAATACCAGAGGAAGAATGGGAAAAGTATTCATCTTCTCCTGGGGCTCTTTTGAAGGTAAGGCAGGGTTTTCAGATGCCACAACCTGCTGTTCCTTTACCTCTTAACCAGGCCTTTGCGTCAATAACTGAAAGCGGCAAACTTGATATTGAGTACTTATCTGGTGTTCCTAGGTTCCTACAGGGCGATGTAGATTCCAAACAAGAAACATATAGAGGAATGCTTGCAATGGATGAGTACGGCACCAGGACCATTAAAGAATGGATAAATACAGTTTTAGACCCAGCATTAGGGCATCTAGGAAGAGTATTTAAAGAAACAGCGCAATCCCATTATACCGCATCTAAAGTATTTAGAGTTGTTCAGCCTGGAGCTGGGCATGAGTACACAGAGAGTGAAGTTGAAATTAATAAACTTATATATGATGATTATGGAAAATCAACTGGGAAGTTTCATGATTATGCTTCGGCTAGATTTGATGTAAGAGAAATTGGTGGTTCTACATCCCCAGTTAACAGGTGGGCACTACTTGATGAATACTTCAGATGGTTCCAAGCTGGGGTTATTGATGATATAGCATTCTTACAGGAGACTGACGTGAGAAACAAAGAAAAGATTATTGAGAGAAAGAGTGTTTATGCTCAAATGAATCAGCAGATTGCACAACTTGAAGAAGGACTAAAAGACAGAGACGGAACTATTGAAACACTATCAAGACAAGTGGTGCAGTCTGGTATAAAGGACAGTATAAGAACTGCTGGGGCAGGTATTAGAGAAGAAACTTTAAAGAGCGAAGCTGAGCAAAAATATTTACGCAAAAGGATGCAAGTTGAAGGGGAGCGTATTAGAAATGAAATGAAACTTGAACAAAAAAAACAGGCACAATAACAGCTTGACAGTTATGCTAAGTGCACTGTAGATTACGAACTGAGAAAAAGGAGGAAATAAAATGGCTAAAAAATCAGATAACTTGTCAGCAGATATTATTGTAGACAACCCTGATGAAGCAGTTGATCCTAATAATAGTTATGATGAAGCTGATGGTGAGGACTTTTTTAGGAGTCTTGACGCATCTGTTAACAGCATGACACTCGAAGGTGGCGATGAGAGGCCACCAGCAGACCCAGAAGAAGGCTTAACTTCCATAAAAAGAGTGGAATCTGCCGATGAATCTGGCGAAGCTGAAACGCTCAAAAAGAGGTACAGTGATTCAAGTAGAGAAGCAAAACGCCTTAACAAGCAATTGCAAAATGTTGAGCCTTACCTTCCTATTTTAGACGCATTAAAGAATGACCCTAACTTGCGTACTCATGTACGTGAGTATTACGAGAGCGGAAAAGACTCGCAAGCTAGCATCAAAGAGAAACTTAATCTTAGCGAGGATTTTGTGTTTGATGGTGATGAGGCAGTATCTAACCCCACATCTGAATCAGCCAAAGTTCTGGAGGCTGCTATTGATTCTCGAGTTCAAGGTGTTCTTGGCAATTATGCAAAAGAACAACAACAAGAGAGTCAGCAAGCGGCTAATGAGAACAGCTTTAGAACAAAGCACGAAATGGGTGAAGATGAGTGGGAAGGTTATATGGATTATGCCCGTTCTCATAAGTTGACATATGACGATATTCTGTACCTAAAAAATAGGGAGCGGCGCGATAATAATATCGCAAAGCAAGAAAGAAGTGAAATGTTCAACCAAATGAAAAATGCCCGCAGTCGACCAACTAGTGTTAGTACTACTAGGGGTCAGCAGGCAGAAGATTCTCCTGACGATGCAGTCTTTAACGCTATTAAAGGTATAGATAGTAAATTAGAAGAAGCATTTAGCAGCTAGCGTAAGTGCTCTTAAAATAAGGAGAAGATAAAATGGCTGATTTATTTAGCCTGGAGTCGACTGCTGATATTTCTGCTGGAGGTTCTACTGGTTCTGCAAGGTATGGACAAGACCTTGATACTGGTGTTCTTCGCAGAAAATATAATTTTGGAGATAGAGTTTCAGAGTTAAATATAGCTCAAGACCCTTTCTTTAGGCTTGTATCTAAAATAGCTAAGAGCCCAACAGACGACCCAGAGTTTAAATTCACAGAAAGACGCCCGTCATTTCACAAGAGATATGTGTATGTTGTAGATTGGAAATCTACTTCATTTTCTGCTGGCGATTGCAGTTCTGCTGCTCAACAAAATGCTAATGCAACTGTTACTAGCACTTTAATTGATGGAACTGGAGATGTTCTTTATGTTCAGGTGGCTACAGATTATAAAGCATCTGGTAATATAAGTAATATCTCTGGTCAGAGTAGTGGCGCATTTAAAGTCGGTGCTTCTGGGACAACACCTGGTTTTCTTTTAGAAAATCAGTTGCTTAAAATCAACTTTCATAGCAATGCTGCAGCTGCTACAGCTGCTCTTGCATTTGTAGTTGAAGATTATATCATAGCAAGAGTAATGGAAGTTGTAGAAACTAGTACTACTGTTGCTGGTGTTGTTTTAAAACTGGAAGTTGTAAGACCTCTTTCCTCTTCATCCAATAACGAACTTTCTGGATGGGGTGGTGGAGCCGTAGCTGAAAAACCTGCTAGTGTGTATGATACTTACAATAAGGAAATCTCATCACAGTTGGAACCAGCCCGTGCATATGTTGTTGGCACTGCTCATGGTCAAGGAACTGGTTATCCTGAAACATGGAAAGACCAGCCTTTCTCAACTGGTTATGGGCGTACACAAATTTGGAAAACTGCTATGGCAATGGATAACACAACTCGTGCTACCGTGCTAAAGTACGAACCAAATGAGTGGGCTCGTGTTTGGCGTGAAAAGTTAGTGGAACATAAATGGGATATTGAGCAATCAATAACTTTTGGTGCTCAGTACAAAGCAAGTTCAGAGTGGTATACTCAAGGTGCTGTTGATTTCATTTTAAGTTATGGTAATGTGTTCGCTTTAACGATAGCGAGTAAAACACAAGATGATTTCTTAGATGATATGTCAAAGTTCTTGGACCCACGATACAATAATGCAAATGCAACATTGTTTTTTGTGGACACTGCTACTTACAACTGGTTGCATAAGTTAAGTGGATATTTCTCAAATAATCTTGAAATATCACCTAACTTCCGTGCTGACATGGCTTTGACTGGCAAAAAGAAGGTCTTCGGTGTTGATATTACTACAATTAGTACACCTTACGGTGATATGAATATTTCTCGTAATATACACCTTGATGGTTCTTCAATTAAAATACTTGCTATTAACATGAAACATTGCAAATATCGACCATTGGTTGGTAATGGATTGAATCGTGATACAGCAATATATGTTGGAGTTCAGACCTTAGAGAATAGTGGTGTTGACCGTAGGGTTGACTTAATCCAAACCGAAGCTGGGATGGAATGGCAAATGCCTGAATCTCACGCTTACTGGGCATAAAGGGGGTATCTAATGAGAAATCCTTTATATGGACAGAATAAATACGATGATAACGTTGGTTCAGTAATAAATCCAGGAGCCCCATCGACTGATGTAGGTACAGGTTCTCAGACACTAACTATATACGAGTTATTGTCTCAAGTTATAGAAGAAGACCCTGCAGGTGCAGCGACTTGGACTCTTCCAACAGCTGCTTTAGCGGCTGGTGGAATAAGTGGCGTACAGGTAGGAGATTGTATTGATTTCTACATCATAAATAATGCTACAACTGGAGCTGATGAAATAGTTACCATTGCTGTTGGTTCTGGTGGAACTGCTGTTGGCAATATGTTAGTTGCTGCTCCCAATGTGACTGAAGATCAGGAAAATGCTGGAAGTGCACATTTTAGAATTAGATTTACCAATGTCACTTCTAGTTCTGAAGCATATAGTGTTTACAGACTGGCATAAGGAGGTAACTAATGGCTGATGGTAGTGGAACTAATCAAAAAGCAAGAGCTAGTTATCAATCAGATGCGTATATCTTTACTATGGATAGTTCATCCGCTTCATCGCATATTTTAGGTATGCATGATAGTGGTAAGACTTATTTCATAGAAAGCACTGTGGCTAGAACAATTACTTTACCTGCTGTTAAAGCTGGTTTAAAGTTTAAGTTCATAATGAGTGACACTACAGCCGATAGTTCAATCGCAACTAGTGAAGGAACTGCATTGATTTATGGTGGCGCAGAATGTGGGGATGCTTATCTTACCCTTGCTGGCACTACTATTGTATGTGAATTAGCAGGATCAGTAGGAGATTGGCTTGAATTAGTTTGTGATGGTACTTATTGGTATCTTAGTGGGCATGGAGCTCATGATGCTAGTTTTTCAGTATCATAATCCTAAAATCGTGAGGTAATAGCACGATATACGGATTTTAAATATAGGGAGGCTCGATACTTCCCTATATTTCTATGGCAACAACAAACATAGAACTAGACATTGAGAATATAACTGGGATAGGGTCTGGCAATGCAGACGCCCAGTTTATTAAAACTGCTCAAAAGTTTGTGGTATCAAGTATACCTAAAGAGTTAATGTTATGGGCGGGAACAACTACTTCGGTTGCTTCTCATGGTGGAGATTCTTCACCAACAGCTATAACAATACCACAACCAACTGATAATATTATAGATGTTCAAAGAAATGGATTTAGCGCTGAACAAGTGCCTGAATCAATGCAAGGATTTATTGCGAGTACTGCAAGTCTTCATTTAGCTACTGAAACATATCCTAAGTATTATATGCAAGCTGGTAATAAAATAATTGTAAAGCCCGACCCGAGTGATTCGGAAACGGCTCTTGTAAATTATGTAGATTTTTTAAAGGTAGACGATGATTGCGATTTAAGAAGTGCAGTTATATATCATGCGTGTGCTAGTGAGTTTACAAAATTAGGAAGTGGTAAGATAACTGATTGGACTGATTTAGCTGCCCCTGTAGCGCCTTCATCCCCTGATTTTGGTAGTAATTTAACTATTGATGCTGTTGCCCCAGTTGCACCATCTGTTTCAGCTGCAAGTGTTACAATTACAGGTACTGCGCCCACATATAGTTCTCCTGTGATTTCCTTAGGTGCAACTCCTACTATTTCAGATTTATCAATTTCTGTGTCTTTGCCAGTAACACCATCTTTAACATCAGTAACTTTTACTAGTATAGACTCAGATATTGATGCTAGTTCTCCTTTGTTTGTAACTGCGACTGTTTCTGCTGGTGACATTTATACTGGTAGTTCCCCAACATATATTAAACCACTTCTTTCTTCTCAGACAGCGTTTGCAGATTATTGGACATTAACTGATTTTGGGGACAGTGACCCAGGTTCAACTGTTGTTACTGCAGTGCCTCCTGATTCAATTGCGGATACTATATCTGATTTTTCACTGGATAGTGAATTTGATGATGCCATGTTAAATGCTAAGAACTTAATAGATAACAATGCACCAGCAAGCGGCGATGATGCTTTTGATTGGATAAGTGAAGAAGACCCAGAGATGGTATCAGCTACATTACAAACTGCTTCTCAAGAAATACAAAGAGCAAATGCAGCTTTACAAAAAAGTCTTCAAACATTTAATAGTGATTTACAAAAGTTTCAAGCAAGTGGAACTGGAAAGTTTAGCGCTGAGGTTTCTGCGTATCAAGCAGATGTTAACAAAGAAGTTCAGGAATACACTCAAAAGTTATCCCGTTATCAATTAGAATTAAATACGGTTTATACGGCTTGGTCAAAGACTGAATCTGATAATTTATCTAAGTATCAATCAGATATTCAAAATGAGTTAAATTCGTTTAATGAAAAGAATGCTGCGTTTCAGGCTCAGATACAGGAATCAATGCAAGAGATTCAAGTTGCCAATCAAGTTAATATTGCTAGAGCACAGGCTGATTTGCAGGTTTCTACTAGAAATGAAGATAGGAGTCAAGAGAGGCAACTGCAAAATGGTATTAATGATATGCAGGCAATTATAAATGATAATAACCGTATTATATCTATATTTCAGGCAGAAATTAGTCGGTACCAAGCAGAAGTTAGTACTGAAGTTCAGGAGTACCAACAAAATCTAGAAGGTGATTTGCGAGTATGGACATCTGAAAGACAAACTGATCTACAAAAATATAATTCAGATATACAAAATGCGCTGAATAGTTTTAATAAGGAAAACATAGAGTACCAAGCCCTACTCCAAAAAGATGTTACTGACGCACAATTAAGCGATGCTGATGAGTCTAAAAAGATACAGAAGTATTCAGCTGAGGTAAATGCATATCAGCAAGACGTAAGTAAAGAAGTACAAGATTTTTCTAATACCTTAAATAAAGAATTACAGGAATATCAAAGTAAAGTATCTCTTTATAATTCTAATTTGCAGAAGTACCAGGCAGAAGCTGCTGAAAAGACGCAAAAGATTTCTTCGTCATCTCAAAATGCAGCTTATTATTCAAAAGAAGCTGAAAAGTATTATGGCTGGGCTAATTTAGAGATAAAGAGCTATATACAGAACAATAGTAAAATAATTAATCAAACAATTGCTGCTCAGGCACAAGTCCAACAGCAGCAACAATACAGGAGATAAAAAATGGCAAGTAGAGTAGATTTTGCAGTAAGCGCAACACCAGTATTTAGTCATGCAGCTGGTGAAGGAGCTGCAGTGGATGCTATTGCTGCTGACGTAGGTAAAAGTTTAGGAGGCAGCGGTAGTGTAGCTCATACATGGGGAACAACAGTTGGATATGCTTCTGGGAGTCCAACACTTGTAGCTGCAGGTACTAATTATGCAGTAGGCCAAACAGCATTAACACTTGGAACCTTTACAACAGCTAATCTTATTTTTATAAAGCATTCTGGGTTCTTATCTAATGGAACAACTGCATCAACTGTTGATGTAAAAATTACTATGGCAGCAACCATAGCAGACGCAACTACTGTAGCAGTATTAGGGCCAGGGGAAGCAATCGTTTTGCCTTATGGGTCAGATACTGTAACTCCAACACTTTGGGCTGCTGGTAATGGAGAAGCAGTCGGTGTGGAGGTTATGGGAGCTGTATAATAATGACAGTACAAGAAATAATGGAAAGAGCTGGTATTAAGGAAACTACGCTTGCAATAGCGTGGATGAAAGACGCATTCCATTTGCTTCAGTCAAATGTAAAAGAGCATACAAAGGTACAGAAGAGTAATATCATAGATGGAATACGCAAGTATCCATTCCCCGCTGATATGATAGCATTAAAATCAATATCAGTTAAAGATACTACTGATAGTAAATATAAAAAGATTCGTAGGTTAATAGGTGAACCTACAGTAACAGAAGATACAGACCCAGAATAGGAGAATAAGCAATATGCCAAGTCCAGAAGAATGTGCAAAGAAATTTACAGCTGGTTCAAAAAAATACAAAGAATGTGTTCTCTACAAAGGTAAATTTAAAAAGAAGAAAGATAGTAATCAGACTGGTGTTAAACCATCTGGAGAACCTAATAGAAGACAATATGGTGGATATTAAAGAATGACACTTTCTGAGGTAATGAAATTCCAGAAAGAGAAACCCAGTAATAAGATTAATATAGTTCTACATATGCCTGAAGTTTCTTCTATGGTTCGTCATTTAGATATGTTATATACAAAATTGATTGGAAATAAGTCAGAAGGACAACAACAAAGTGACGATGGTAATTCTCTTGTAGAAATACTTGGACAACCATATTTGCAAACGAGAGCTTGGTTTAATCCAGGTCAAGGCATAAAACAGTCGGTGGCGGTTGAATAATGAGTTATGATACACATAGAACGTGGCTTTATAGATTAGAAGGTAGGAATATCCATTTGTACCAGTATATAGATGGAGTCGCAACAGATACACTTGCGGGATATAGAATTAGGCTTCCTAGTGAGTATTATGGTAAACAGTTAATATATCCTAATGAAGACATAACTAATGGTTTAAGGGTAGAATATACTGCATTAATAGAACCATTTGTAGGAGATGCATGGGAGGATTTAACTGGAACATCGAGCGGGACAGATATATCTTTTTCTACTACAGTTCTTACAGGAGCTGGTACAAATGATGGATTTGCAATCGGTGATAGAGTAAGAATCATAGGGTCTGCTAGTAATGATGGAGATTATACATCAACTAATGAAGATGATAATACCCTTACATTCCCATCGGCTACATTTACAACTGAAACTGCTGGTGAAAGTATTACAGTATACCAAATACCTTTAGAAGATATTACTCCAGATGAAACAAACCATATAAATTTAAACAGATTGCTAAGCTTAGCAGTAGTAGACTACTTAAAAGCACAGATTTTAGAGTCTAAGGGTGATATTCAGATGAAAGAATATTATATGCGGGAGTTTTGGAAGAAAGTAGGCGACAATGAAAGTAATAAGAGAAAGATTTCAATGACATTTCCAACTTCTCCATTTGCAATTAGATAGGACATGGCAGATAGAATAATATATAAAAATCATTGTACACCACAGGAGAAACTAGCTTTTGCTGGTGGAGATAGATGGTATTTAGATAGTGACTGTGGAAGAAAACTCACTGGTATTGCTGAGTCTAAATCTACATCTATTGGCACCCCAGTAACGGGAACCTTTTCAAGCACAATTAATTTAACAAGTGTTAAGTTTGTCCATGTAAAAAATACTGATACATCAGGTAGTGATTATCTTCTTATAAACATAGATAGTATGGGTGCTGTTATTAGATTAAACTATGGTGAATCTTTTTCAAGTGATGTTGGAGCTACTGGTTCAGATACTACTACAGTTGCTATTACTGCAAGTGGAACTCCAGATTTTGAATATATAAAGGGAGCATAGATATGCCAGACCCAGCAACAGCAAGAAGAGTTATATTTAGTACCTATGTAATTCCTCAGGAGAGCTTGGCTTTAGAGGAAAATACTTCGTCTGAATTAACAAAATATGCAATAGAAGGTGGGGCTGGGAGAGCATATGGTGGTAAGGGCACAGTTGACACTACAGCAGACCAGTGGGGAGAAGCATGGACTTCTATGAACCATTTTCTGCAATATTGGCAGGATATGGGTAGTAATTGGGAGGATGAGGGAGTAGGATGGGATGGAACTCAAACTATAAGTGCTGAAACTTATTTAAATGTAGACTCAGCTTCTTCCAGTAATCCAGTACTATTTTTATACATAAGAAACTTAGGAACTGCATCAGATCAAGGTTTAAAGGTTAGTTTAGATGACGATGCTTACGGAATATATATTCCTCCAAAGGGAAGTTTATCTTTAAGAGGTGACGGTACTAATCTTCAAATGGATAATGTGAAGGTAAATAAAGTCACAAGTAATACAACAATAGAGTTTATAATAGCAAAATAATGCATTAGTAGGGGATACTGAAATGGCAACTTTAGCGGGAAGCACAATTGCTTCAACATACGACAGATTATTAGCACTTCCAAGCGGAGGGCTAAATGGTACTACTTTAGTAGCATTAACTGACGGGAATGCTAGTGGTACAATTAGTTTACAAGTAGCAACCACTAAAACAATGATAGAGGGTAGTGGAAATAAATTATTTTTCCATGATGAGGGTGATGAGCATATATCGGCTACAGGGGGGGTGCTAAGTATAGCTGGTGGTTCTGAAATAGATTTAACAGCTACAGCTATTGATATAAATGGAACTGTAGATATAAGTGGCACTTTAGCATTAAATGATGATGTTACAATAATACAAAATAAGAAAATATATTTTGATTCTACTGATACGTACATTTATGCAAATACCGATAATCCAGAGGATTTAGTTATTGGGGCTGATGCTGATATTATACTGGAACCAGATGGTAGCATTGGCATTAAAGAGTCTTCCCCTCTTGCTACACTTCATATTAATTCAAGCGGTTTAGGAGATAATACTACTGCACTAAATTCAGGTGCTGATGATTTGTGTCTTGAAAGTGCTAGTGGAAACTGTGGTATGACTATTTATAGTGGAGGCACTACTAGTTTAGGACTTATTTATTTTGGTAGCGATACTGCTACTAATGAGGGTAACATTATTTTTACTCATAGTGGCACTGCTGATAGCAGAAAATTTTCATTTGGGTTTAGTTCTTCTATTAAATTTAATTTCTTGGCTACCAGTAATCTTGGTATTGGGAGTGCTGCTGTTTTTGATAGTGGAGTAAGATGTATAGGTTTAAATAATGGGACAGACCCTGGCGGAGCAACTGCTAATACAGCATGCCTTCTTGCTTTAAGTGGAGAAATGAATTACACTGATGCTTCGGGTAATATTGCAACTCTTGATAGTCTTTCTGATGAAAGAGCAAAGGATAATATTGCTGTAATACCAGATGCACTTTCACGATTAGCAAATTTAAAGGGAGTTACCTTTAACTATGTTTCATATGAAGACAGTTCTCTTCCATTTAAAGACAGTATTGCAGATGATGTAAAGTTTGCTTCCCATGAAAAATATAGTGATAATAAAAGAGTTGGGGTTATAGCTCAGGATGTTGAGAGGGCTTATGATGGACTTGATATTACAAATGCTGTTATGAATCTTGCAGTAGAATCAGCAGATAACGATGATCCAGAAATATACGGAGATATATTAAAAACAAGGGAGAGCACACTTATTCCTCTTCTTATAGAAGCAGTAAAAGAATTATCAGCTAAGGTAGACGTACTTGAAAGTGCATAGTAAAATGGGAAATTACAAAAGTATAATTGCAGCTATTATCGGCATTGGGACAGTAGTCGGGACTGCTTTTACAGTTGATAGTAGATATGCTAAGTCAACTGATGTTGATTCTATATCAGCTTACATTGCATCAGTAGATGATAGGCTTGACCTTAAGATACTTAAAGATCGTGCTGATGCTCTTCAGAGTAGGATGTGGAAGCTTGAAGATCGATATGGTATGGATATAATAAAAATGCCAGAAGGTGTACGAGAACAGTATCGGGAACTCAAGAAAGAATTTGACGAAATTATGGAAAAGATAAAAGGTAAGGTACCTAAAGGATAAATTTGTTGAATGACAAATAGAGGTGCTGTACATTAATAACTAACCAAGATGCCCATGAGACAGCCAAGCTCGGTAAGGCATCATAACTAAGGAGAAAAAAGATGGCAAAAGGACTACAAAGCTGGAGTGTAAAAGAATCGGGAGCCCCCGTAACTTCGGCTGAAATCAAATCGGCAACATTCTCTGCCAGTGCATCATATTCATTTTCATCATCAACAAGAGCTATAATGGGAGTAACTGCCGCCACAGGTAGCGGTACTTTGACGCTTACACTCGCTGGAGGAGGCACTCTTGTAATACCAAACGCAGCTATTAATTCTGTATTTGCACCTGGGTCGATAGTCCCATTTGCTTGTGATTCATTTGTGTTCTCAGCAGAAGAAACAGCTTTTGCATTTGTTGGCTTATTTTAAGGGTAGGGGGATAATACAATGAGAAATTTAAGTAGGAGTGCTCCACTAACAGGTGGCGGCACAATATCAGGCGATTTAACTATATCAGGTGACTTGTCGGTAGAAGGTGGAGGTTCTTTTACATATGATGAGATATTGACTGGTAATATGAATATAACTGGCGACCTTACTGTTTCTGGGGCAGATTTAACTATTGTAGGTGCAACTTCAACAATTATAGCTGAGCAATCTGCTGGGGCTATAAGAGGAAATATTAAATTTATAACATCAGGTGGTGATGGTAGTATTGCATTTGAAACAACAACTAATGGTGCTGGTGCAATAGCCGAAGCAATGAGGATTAATCACGATGGCAACGTCGGGATTGGAGCAACTCCAACAGTCGCTAAATTAGAAGTTCATGGTGGAACTCATAGTACCTCTTTATTAATAAAAGGTTCTGGTGGTGACACTGGTATAAAATTTGTAGATAGTGCTGGTAATATAGATGGATATGTATATGCGTCTGGAGAAGATATAGGGCTTTTAGATATGGATGGTGATTGGGGGGTTAAAGTTGATAGTAATACTTCGGTAGATTTGCGTGTTGCTGGTTTAGTAAAAATGAAACTCGATGACAACTCCCGCATCTCGCTCTCGAATAATGATAGTGGAACTTCAAATACAATATTTGGAAAATTGGCTGGTGATGACTTGGCTGCTGGTGGTAATTATTCAGTCTTAATTGGAGAAAATGCTGGTCATACAAATAAATTAAGTGATAACAATATAGCTATCGGTTATGGTGCTATGGACTTGGCGTATATTGACGATACTGAAGATGCACTTGTCGCTGATAATATTTTTATTGGAAAAAATGCTGGTGGTGGAGATTGGGATTCTGCGGCTTCTCATTCAAATATAGCTATTGGTAGTGCTGCTCTTGCTGCGGCATTAGATGGGGCTTTAAATAATGTTGTTATCGGTAAGGAAGCGTCAGAGAGTCTAATTTCAGGTGATTATAATGTCGCAATAGGAAGTGCCTCTTTCAAGTCTTCACAAGGTGCAGATAAGTGTGTTTTTATTGGAGCGGATGCTGGTAAAGACGGTAATGTTTCAAGTGATGGGCAAATAGGAATTGGGCATTCTGCATTGAAAAACCTCACATCTGGTGCTGGGAACGTGGCTGTGGGTTATCAAACTTTAGATGCCATTACTTCTGTTGGTTACTGCACAGCTATAGGACATCAAGCTCTATCTGCGGCTTGTGGAGCAGATAGCACTGCTGTTGGATACCAAGCATTAATGGTTAATACTGCTGGAGATAATACGGCTATTGGTAAATCTGCTTTAGTTGATATGGTTGAAGGCTTTGACAATACTGCGGTAGGAAGCGGTGCAATGGGAGGAGCTTTAGATGCAACGGCAGATGCTTCAGAAGCAAATGTAGCTCTTGGTAAAAATGCTTTAGGAGGAGATTGGGTTACGGCTGTTTCAAACAACAATACTGCAATTGGTAGCTTTGCTATGGATGCCGCTATGGATGGGGCTGTGAATAACACTGCTGTTGGTCATAACTCATTAAGTGCATTAACTTCGGGCGACTCTAACACAGCTATCGGACATAATGCACTTCTTTCGTCTACTACAGCCATAGAGAATACAGCAATCGGGAATATAGCTGGTGATGCTTTAGTTGGTGGTGGTGGAAATACATTAGTGGGAGCAGGAACATTAACTACTTCAACGAGTGGTACTGATAATGTATGTATAGGGACAGATGCTGGAAGTGGTGCTGGAGATGTAGACGATACAGTAATTATTGGAAAAAGTGCCGCTGATGGAGCATTAACTTCTGACGCTGACGGTACAATTGCTATCGGAAAATCTGCTCTTGGAGCATTGACATCTGGTGCAAAGAATGTCGCTATAGGCTATGATGCTCTTGGAGATTTAATTGAGGGAGACCATAATATAGCGATTGGTTATGATTCCATGAATGCTATGGTAGGTGAAACTGGCGAAGGTAATGTTGGAAATAAAAATGTTGCTATAGGAACTGATGCAATGGGTTCTGTTAATGCGGGTGGACACGCAAGTTCTGCTTCAGATAGAAATATTGCAATCGGTTATGATGCTTTAAAGGGTGGGGCTTTGTCAGATGGTTCAGAAGGACATTTGGATGCCAATATTGCTATAGGAAATAATGCCATGAACTCTACAGGTTCTAATTCTCAAACTGGTACAGTTGCTATCGGTGGTTCTGCACTCACAGCCCTCACATCTGGTGCTGGGAACGTGGCTATAGGGTATACAGCAATGGATGAATTAACCACAGGAAATTATAATACAGCTTTGGGATATGCGGCACTTCATCAAATGGATTCTGGTGAGGAACACATGACTGCTGTTGGTTATCTGGCTGGTGATGCGGCTGATGGTAATACTACTTGTACGCTTATTGGTTCGCAAACAGACCCAAATACTACTGGTACGGACAATGAAACAGTCATCGGATATAATGCAACTGGTGCTGGTGGTACTAACTCAGTAACACTTGGCAATGCTTCTGTTACCGCAGTGTATATGGCATCGGATAGTGGGGCTCATGTTTATGCTGGTGCTGGCACATTTGGTGGGAATACAAAAGTTACAACTTCAGATGCGGACACCACTTTTACGATAGAAACAACTTCAGGGTCAAGTATCTTTCCAATTCTTGATTTTGTAAGTAGCCACTCCACTGTCGGTGCTAAAATTAGAAGCGATGGCGATGATGTTATAACTTTTGATAATTCACAAAATGTTGGGATTGGCGTATCACCGACTTATAGGTTAGATGTTCATGATGATACTACGGCTGGTGGCGGATATATGGCACGTTTTACCAATGATGGAGATAATGCAAATAGACTTGGTATTATCATTAAAGCTGGAGCTGACGATGCAAGTGGTACTACAAGGTATCTATTAGCACAGGATGGAGATGGGGGCACAGTTGGTTATTTAGCTAATACATCTGGAACATTTGCATTAACGGATGGTTCTGATAGACGCATTAAAGACAATATACGAGATACTGAAATTGAAGGATTAAGTGCTGTCAATTCAATGCAAGTCAGAGATTTTGAATGGAAGAAATCGGGAGATACTTGTATTGGCGGTCTTGTTGCACAGGAGTTAAAAGAAGTTTTCTCTCCAGCCGTAAGTGGCGAAGAGGATGATGTTGAAGAATATGAAGTTTCTCCATCAGTTGAAGCGTCAGAAGGCGTCGAAGCCGTTGATGCTGTAATGGGTGAAAGACCAAGGATGATGGGTGTGTCAAGAGATAGGCTTGTTCCAGTTTTGATAAAAGCAATACAAGAACTTTCAGCAAAAGTAGAAGCATTGAAAGAACAGTTAAAAGCATGATTATTAGAAGGTGCAGTCAGGGACATAGAGTACGATTACATCGTAATACTACTCCAGATGCGACAAGAGTAAAGACTTATCCAGATGGAGCAGTAGAGACTTTGACTTATCCTTCAGCGCAGTATGACTACTTTGTAGAAGTAGATGGTACTGTAGTTAAGCGTTCAGACAGCTTTGAAACAGTTGAAGAATACTTTGTGTCAGAATGTGCTAAGAAGCACGGTGACGGACATGGTAGGTTGTTGATTGGTAAGCATCATGTAATCAATGGTGTTGCTACAACACAAGCAGATTATCCTACTGATGCAAATACTAAATCAGAGATAAAGGTTTTCTTTGATAACAGGAGTGTCGCTTACAGTGATAGTGATACTAAATCAGTGCTACTAAACAATATACGTATTGATACTAGTAGTACAAAACACATAAGGAGATAGACAAATGGCTAAAAAGAAAAAAGACGAGCCTACAGTAAATATCGATGGGCAAGAGTATAAAGTAGAAGACCTAAAACCTGAGCAGATTGATATGGTAAATCATGTATCAGACTTAGATAACAAGCTACGCAACGCACAGTTCAATGTAGCTCAGTTACAGGGTGGAAGAGAACACTTCTTTACGATGCTTAAAGGAAGTTTAGACGTTGCCGAAGAAGCTGCTTAACAATGAAGAATGAATCAATTATCGAAATCAAAGTTCAATCGCATCACTGCGGATGTGGGGGTGTCAACTGTAGGCGCGATACTTGTGCTAATGATGTTTCGCTACGGCGATATACGGTCAGCACTTCTTACCCTACTGATATTCGGTATATTCAAGAAGATGATGGTGGGACTAGTGAGGCAGTGGCTTAATGGATAAGATATGGATAGAGTACGGATTCACAGGCCTTTCGGCTCTTATTCTTGGTGGTCTCATTACATTTCTAACAAAGACTCTTATGAGTAAGTTGAAAGTAATAGAGGACATTTGTGTAAAGCTAATAGACAGATGGAATCGCAGTGATGAGACAAGAGACAGGCGCCACGAACAAATGATTCAAGAGATGAATGATATAACTGATGATATTAACTATATCAAAGGCAAGTTAAATAGTGGTAAATAAAGATGAATGGGAACGAAAGACAAGAATTACACACCATTTTGGAAGTTCTTGAGATACACAGTCAGGAACGACAAGTATTAAGTGATGACGTTAGGGAAATAAAGGTCTGCTTAATGGGTGACCCGAGTAAACATGATGACTTGGGATTGCAAGGTGAAGTTGCTAAGAACTCAGCTTTCCGTAAAGGAGCTTCAAAAGGTCTGTGGGCAATGTTTACAGGCTTTATTGGCTTGCTGTGGTTCTCAATTAAAAACACATTAAAATAGGAGAAAACAATATGGAATTTATATCAGACAACTGGGAGTGGGTAGCAATAGCTATCCTTGTTGTAGATAAGATGGTTGCAATGAGCCCGTCTAAAATGGATGACTTGCTTTGGTCGTCTATGAAGAAGATTCTATCGGGACTCAGATTAAAGAAGAAGTAGCAGGTGTGCTGCAGTATTATTCCTAATGCCGACACTTATTCCGTTGTTCGCAGTGCACCTGCCTGTCGGCGCATTATGAAAGAGGAAAGAGCATGCCACAAGATTTAGAAAAACGTATACACACATCTACTGGAAAACCTGTTTATCTTGCAAGTGGGAATTTAAGTTGGGAGGAAGACCTTCTTGATAAGAGAACAAAGAGATGGATGTCTTTAGGGTCTTTATCAGGAGTTCCAAAGTTTGAGACAAGTGTAATTCGCAAGAGAGCTCTTAATCTTATTACTCAAAACATAGACCACTTACCAGAGGATCGAGCAAGAGAGACATATGAACATTACCGAGAAGGGTTAAATAAGAGGTGGGAGAAGGATTTAACTGCTTATGAGAACCAGGTTATACGTCAATTTGGCAAAATACAAGGATTAAGAGTTGATGATCCAGACCCTAATGAAAGGCGTGTAGCATTAAAGAAGGCGAGGGATATGGCAAAAGATGCGACGAGAATTTTAGAAGCAGGTGGAACTGAAAAAGATTTATCTAAAGCAGGGTATAAGATAATAGAAGATGCATTAATAAATAATATGAAAAATATGAGGTAACATGGCTAAAGTAACCAAGGCAGTTAGAGAAGCAAGGAAAAAGCCTGGTGGCTCTAATGTTGGTAAAAAGCGTAAAACCTCAGGTGCTAAAGAAGGCCCATTCTGTGGGCCATCAGGAGGAGCTCCTGCAGGGAGTTATCCAATAACGAATTGTAAGCAAGTAGCTGCAGCTAAATCATATGCAAGGCATGCTCCTAATCCAAGTGGTATTAAAGCATGTGCTTCAAGGATTGGCAAGAAACTTGGGTGTTAGTAATAAAAAATAAATGAGGTGATAATATGCCGTTAACAGAAGAATATTCAGATAAAGTTCATTCTGCGGTTCAGAGATTAAAAATAGAAGGTGGAATGACAAATGAAAACGTAACGAAAGCACAGAAGCTTCTACAATATTTTTATCCGAACCTTGAAATAGATGGAGATTATGGAAAAGAAACGATAAAAGCAGCTAGAGGTTTCTACAAAGATTATTATTGGACTGAGGAAAGAATGATTGAAGAAGTGAGGAAACGTGGTTTATTTTTGGGAGACGAGAAAAGTGCTATTGAATATGAAATGCGAAAGATGATAGAATCTGGCAGGAAAGAGAAGAAATAATGAGAATAAGAACTGACTTATTCGGACATGATAAAGGCTTTGGAGATACTGTTGCAAGGGCTATTAGAACAGTATCAAGAAATAGAATTAAGGAATGTGGCGGATGCAAGGACAGGAAAGACAAATTAAACAAGATATTTCCCTACAGGGACGTAGAAGCACGGTAGTAAATATAGCAAGTAAGTTAGAGGGCGTCGAAGGTGGACTGAGGATGGATATGTTTGACCATGATGACACTAAAGACGCTCCTTGTATTTGCGATCTACCTGAACCTATGCAAGATATTATTTGGAATGACATAATTGCCGAGGAAAGTTAAAAGTGCCTAAACAACTTTGGAAAATAGATCAGTTTCATGGAGGTCTAAATAGTAGTTCAGACCCAAGAGATATTGCAGACAGTCAATTATCTACAGCGACTGATGTAATGGTAGATGAGTTAGGTAAGATTAGAACTATGGGAGGTACTTCTGCACATGTTTCTGGTACACCAGAAGATGATCAGGCAACTGGATGGTATGGTACTCTTGTGCCAGGTTATGGATTATTTCAGTTTAGCCATGATAGATTAGGAGCTGAAGACATGGGTAGTGCTGAGGTTGAAACTGGTGATGATTATCTTGCTCTATATGATGGGAATGATGGTCAAGTTTGGATATATAGTAAGGAACGAGATGTGTGGGACGATATAGATGGTACTGCTGATACTGGAGTTATTGATATAGGTTCATCATCTACTTCATCTGCTGAACTAGCATTTTATAACGTAGATGGCTCATTAAGAGTAAGTGATGGGAATTTTAATAATACAAATCAGTGGTATGGATATATTAAAAGGACGTTGTTTCCTAGTACAACTCCTACTGTCGCAAATGATGGGTGGTTTTCTGAAGTTCAAGGATTGACAGCCCCTCCTAGTGGAGATATTTTAACTAATGGTAACGATCCTCCTGCTGCTAATGGAGAAATAGAATGTGCTTTTTTTGATGCAACTGGCACTGGTGGTACATGGGACGAAGTAAGTTATGATGGGGTAGCTTTGTATGTAACTTTTGTTTATGATGGTGACGTAGGCGACCGCAGTGGACAGGAATCCTTGCCCTTTAAATTGAGTACTATTCATCCTACTATAGCTGCTGACAAGTTAATGAAGCTAGCAATTATCGCAGACCCACCATTTAATCCAAGAATTACTGGTGGCAGAATATATTGGTCTGAGGTGTTAGAGGTAGATGTAACTCCAGATTTAATTGATGGAACGAGATACTTGTTGGCTGAGTTTGATTTTAATAGGGGGTGCAGAGGCGCTGGAGAAGAAGATTGGAAGGCTTGGGGCGACGGCATTAGTGGTGACGTTGAAGCTCCAGATGGTGAATATTTACGTTTTTTAACACCGCCTACCGCAGAAACATATGATTCTATTAATGGTTTTTCATCACAATGGGATTCTATTAGTTTTGATAATAGTGGAGATGGGTTTAAAACTGCTGTTGTTGTTAATAGAATGGTATATGCTGGCAATGTCAGGATGACAAATAAGGATGGTGTACAAACTACATTCGGCGATGCTATGATTAAGTCGATTCAGCATAAATTTGATACTTTTATTCCTAATAATATTGTTGAAGTAACTATTAGAGATGGTGATGAAATAGTAAAATTAGAGGAGTATGCAGATAGAATATTACAGTTTAAAAAACATAAAATGCACTTACTCAATATATCGCAAGAAATAGAGATTTTAGAAGATACTTTTATAAACAAAGGAGTATCGCATCCTGCTGCTACTTGTAAAACTGACTTTGGTATTGCATGGGTAAATAAACATGGAGTATATCTATATAACGGGGAAAAAGTTATTAATTTGCTTGAGAAAGGTGGTATGCAGATAATAAAGGAAAGTGACTGGGAAACATTTACCGCTAATGAGCCTATGATTGGTTATATACCAAAGAAAAGACAGCTAATAATTGTAGATGATATCACCAGTGACGGTGATGGGTCTATATTTTTGTATGATCTGGTAACACAATCTTGGGTTAAAGGAGCTGCGGCTACATTTACTGTTGGTAGCAAGACAAATTTTATTACGGATTGGAATGGAGATTTAGTACATTCTCATACATCTGGAACTATGCTTAAGTGGGATGATGCTAGTGCTACATCAACACTTGTTGACTTTAGGACAAAAGATATTGATTTTGGACAGCCATCACAAAGAAAGAAGATATATAAGATTTATGTTACACATAGGGGCAGTGCTAGTAACATTCAAACAGCATATGCTGTAGATGGTAATGCGGGTACTTTTACTAATGCTGGTTCTGAATTACCAGCAACATCTCCTGTGACAGATTGGGTAACAACAGAAGTTGCTATTAGCGTTGCCAACTGTTATTCTTTGCAACTCAAGTTTTTTAGCAATGGAACTACACCAACAAACTTTGAAATAAATGATATATCAATAGTTTACAGATCGAAGCATATAAAGTAATATTATGCCAAAAACAAGACAAGATAGACTTGGATTCCATAAAAAGCAGGAAAGACTGCAAGTTGGGATTGGGGTCCCAACTGCTTCGCAACTGGTACCTGGGGTTCCAGTAATAAGAAGTGTTAATGGGGAAGTTATAGAGTACATTGTATATAATGGAGTGTTATATAAAACCGTGAAAACAAAAGCATAGGAAAATAAAATGCCACGAGAACAAGCAAGTCCACAACAAATTGCATCACAAGTGTATGCTCCAACAGCTGCATATCAATCTGCAAAAAGAGAAGCCACTGGAAAATCATCTGAATTTTCTAAATTTCAAACAAGGGTACAAAAAGATATAGAAGAAAAAGCTGACAAGTTCTTATTTGGACAAGATATAGGATCAATAATACTTGGAATAGGAGTTCCACTGATTTTAGGTTCGTTAACTGGTGGTACAGGCCTTGCGGCTTGGTGGAAGGCGGCAAACGTTTTTACTAAAGCTGCTGTAGCAGGGGCAGCAACTTATGCAGGTGGTAAGGTTGGTAGTGCAATATCGGCGAAGCCATTAAGTGCTGAGACTAAACCCTATTATAAGGAAGAGAGAAAAGAGTTTAAGGCAGAATCCGAAAGGGGTTTAATAAAAAGCTCCCTTATGGCGGCTCTTTATCAAGGGATAAAAGCAAAATATCCCGCTTCTGCTGGAGGTGTACCAACTGTTGAGGTGGGAGAAGGCATTGTAGACGTAGGTAAGTCACGGCTTGCAGAGTGGGAAAGATTTGTATCCCAGGCGGGTAAAGGCGCTGGTGGAGGGGGGGGCTTTGGTGATATTTTTCCCGTGGAGGGGGGTGGTATAGATATAAAGGCATTTGATATCATAGGTAAAACCCTTAATACAACCTCATCAAGCATCAGATTCCCATAAGGATATTATAAATGAATATAAATACAAAAGTAGTATTTGAGTGGAGTGACAAAAGACAGGAGTATGTAGAAATATACTCTGAAGGATATGAATATAGTGGCGATTTAATTCTTGCAACAGATTTTGATCAGATTGTTGAAGAATGCCTGGCCACAGGCGGGGGGAGTGTAGAGGAGTGTTCAGCTGAAGCCAATGCACAAGGTTATTTCCCATTGGGAGAAGACCCTGGGAGTGAGTGGCGTTCGGGGGGAGCATACCAGCAGCGCCAGGAGAGTGGCGAAGGTCAACCAAAATCTCTTGACCAATATTTAGAGGGTGGAATGACATTGGATGAAATAACGAAGCATTTTAAATTGAGGGCAAATGAGTCGCAATATTTTACTCCAATTCCATCGGATGTGGTTGAAGCTACAAAACCTGGATACTGGGACTCATATGAGCAATTACGTGAAGAAATGACTATTGAACCAGCGCAGAGGCAATTTGAAACGGAGAGAGGTACACTTGCATTTAAACTTGGTAGAACAGGGCTTGCAAAGGTTGGGCAAGGAACCGAAATGCAGACAACATTAAGGTCTGACTTTCAAACAAAAATGAAAGGGCTTCAATTTGACATTGCTTCTGATGTTGAACAAAAGAAGCTAAATGCAACAGAAAGATTAAATGCATTAGTAAGACAAAATCAAGACCGTGCGTTGCAGTTAGACCAAATGGCTTAAGGAGATAAAATGCCACAACTTGATTTAACAACTGGATATAGAAAAACTGGTGGCGGGCAAATCCAAGAGTTTTTAAAAGTCCTTAGTACATTAGATTATTGGGAAAGGAAGACTTTAAGTGATACAAGGGCCGCTAATTTAAGTTATATGGAAGAATCTGCAACGTATTTTCAGACATCTGATCCTGCTGCGAGGGATAGTATAATAGCAGAAATAACTACCTATAAAAATTCTACTGATAGAAGAGTATCTCAAGCTGCAGAGTTTCTGCTACCTCGTCTTAAGCAAACTAATACAATCTTAGATTCAACAGAAGAAGTGTACACACAAGTAAAAAGTATCGAGTCAAAGCTCGAGGAGAAAGCGGATTATGTTAGAACATCTGACATGAAAAGTATTATAACGAGTGCCGTTAATGCACAAAAAGATCATGCGGCGGCTTTTTCTGGAAAAGAATATCGAGTAATGGACGAAATAATTAAATCTGAGGATGAATTAAACAAACTATCTAACTATCTTAGATATTTTGATTATGATAAGCAAATGGCTGGTATGCAGTACCATGAGGATTTGCCGCTTGGATATGTAGGTAGTATTACTACATTGCTTGATAGGTGGGACAGAGGTGAAATGACTGCTGGGGATTTTAATAAAATATTAGCACAAGAAAGAGAAGAAGGTGGTCTTGGAATAGCTACGCCAGGCGTTTGGAAGACACAAGAAGATATTATAGTTGAAGGATATGCTGAGGAAATGGGAAGAATTGATAATCAAGCTACGCAGATTATGAATAGTATAAGTCCTACAATAAATTCTATTGTTACGGCAGATTTCGATAGCGACGAAAGAAGTCTTTTTGGAGTAGGAACAGTACCAATAATAGCTCAAAACAGGGAAGGTGAATGGGATATAGGATTTTCTTCACTTGTTAGGAATGTATATGTGCTAATGGGTGAATGGGGTGACGGTAATGTTAAGAATTTACTTGGCAAAAAAGAAGAAATATATCCACTAACAACAACAGATCAATTAGCAAGATTAAAAGAACTATACGATGAAATAATAACAGAAGGCACTGATGTTGACTTAAAAAACTGGGCTCTTAGTAAAGGCCCTGAAAGAGTAGCAATGGCTACACAAACGCTTGGAGAGGTTATGGAGCTTAAAAAGCTCTTTGAGAAAAAAAATGAAACAGGTTTAAATGCAAGAAAAATTTCAAGCGAAGCAAAAAATCGTGCTATATTTAGGATGCCAACAGCTGACGAGCCAACAATTAACCCTGATCTTCTTAGATTTCCTACTGGTCAAGCCGCATGGCTTGGCTCTTCTAACTGGCGCCCTGAATACAAAAACTTAGAAGAACTTAAAGAACATTATTTTGAGGGATATGATATATCAACAGGAGAAACTTATAAGCTTGTAGAAGCTGGATTAATAGATAAAAAAGTTTATGAAGATATGGCCGCTGAGGGAAAAGATATTCATGGATCACTTGCTGCCCTCGAAGAAGATGATGAATGGATTGAAGAGCCAAATTGGCTTACAAAAGTTGTTAGAGAAATTGCACCTATTAGATTGTGGAGGCAAAAGCAAAAAAGGGAAGAAGCATTTGTAAGAGCTGACATAGAAATAGCGAAAGAGGAAAAGAGAAGGGCGAAAGAAACTATAGAACTCATAGAGGAGGAGTCCTCAATGCAGTTTTTAAAAAATGAAAGAAAGAAGTTAGTTAAATATTCAAAAAACCTCAATTGGGAGAAACTTGAGAAAATTGCTAACGCAATAGGCGTTGAACACAAGGGAGTTATAAGAAAGGACCTTATAAAAATTCTTTTTGATACTATTGATGCAAGAATTGAAGCTGGGGAATAGTTGTCTAAATGCCCTATTTAGATGACTATAAAACAGTCCCAGGATTAGCAGCTTATATTCGTAGAGGACAAGCAGTGCTAGCTGAAGAAGAAGGAATAACTCCTTTTCTTTTACATCCAAGATTACCAGACGAAGAAATTATAAGTACATACTTTTCAGCACATCCCGACCAGATTAAGAATCTTGATGAGAGAATAGGGAAAGAAGTATTTCCTCGAATATTCATGCTCCCAGGAGAAAGGTTGTATGAAGAGTATGGGCAAAAGTATGCGGCTGGACTTTTTGAAGTATGGGGCAAGGGTTTAGCTGAGCATGCAGTTAATATGGTTGCCTATGTCCCAGGTCTCCTTGGTATTCATGGACCAAGGAAGTGGGCTCAAGAACAATCTAGGGAGTTGCACAGCTCTCCATCAATGCAGGCATACGCCGCATGGAGAGAAGACGAACCTGTGACATGGGATAATTTTATGCATATGGATATAGCCTTGAGGGGTCTTGGTGAAATGTTGCCATCAGTAACAATCATGGCTGCGTCATATTTTGGGGCTCTTGGTGCCTCTTCAAAAATAGCAGGACTTTCTGGTTTAAGTCCTCAAGCTGCCGCATTTACTACAATGGCTATTCTAGAAGGCTCTGGAGAATATATAGAAGCTATGGATATTCTGGTAAATGAGATGGGGATAGATGAAGATGAAGCATGGAAGACAGCTGCTCCCGCATCTATTGCGTATGGAATGGCAGCTGGTTATCTTGAGACAACCCCATTCTTCCACTTTTTAAAGAAATGGTCCCCTGATGCTGAGAAACATCTTCTTGGAGGATTGGTTAGGAAGTTTGTTAAAGGAAGATTTACACTTCCAATGTCTAGAAGAGCAGCTAGTGCAATAGATATGTCAATTCTTGAAGCTTCTACAGAATGGAGCCAAGGAACACTGCAAAATATAATTAACAAAGAAATACTTTTAGGTTATGCCACCTCAAATGAAGAAGCATTTACAAGGTTATGGCAAGAGTTTTCAGATGACCAGGAGATTTGGGAGCAAACATACGCTGGTGCGGTTGGTGGTCTTGCATTTGGTCTAATTGGTGGTGTTGGAGCTAAAAGAGGTGAGGCTCGTGCAAGAAGAAGGGCTCGAAGGGAAATAGTTGAAGAAGCAGCTGAAGCACCGATAGAGGTACCACTACAAACTGGGGTTATCCAAACTGGTGAAAGAAAAGGCGAGAGTGTAGATATTGTTGGTGAGACTAAGAGTGGTAAATCATGGGTAATACAGTTTGCTGATGGCGGCGTAACAAATAAACTTAAAACAAGTGTCCTTATGGAAGAACCCACTGTTGCTGCAGCTGCTCCTGCTGCGGTAACCTCTAGAGAGTATTTAGAATCATTAATTATAGGAAGGCCACCTGTTATTATTGAAGAACCCCCTGCTGGTGAAGAGTACGATCTACAAAGACATATTAGAAGCACACAAGATTACAGTTCATTTGAAGAAAGACAATTAGACTTTTTTAAATATACCGAAGATACTAGCATCATAGATAGGTTAAGTGAAGAAGATAGAGATGTTTTATTAGGTAATATAGGCAAATTCTTTGAAGAGCGTGAAGTAGTAAAGGGTGAGATAACTGATGAAAGAACAAGAAGTCTCATTGATATGTATGCAAAAGGAGATATATCTCTTAAAGAAAAAGCTGAAAGAATAACACCTGAAGAAGTTCTAATAGAAAAAGTAGTTACACCAACAACTGCAGAGGCTGAAACCTTCCTAGAACAAGCTATGATGGAGTCTGAGATTGCGGCTCAAGTTGAAGCGGCTGGCTATACTCCTGGTAGTGAAGGGTTTGCTGAAGAACTAGCAACAAGAGTTGGGTCTGTTTCTGACGAAGAAGCAATACAAGATATATGGAGGGAGTCAGTTATAGCTGGTGTTGGTCAGCTCACTGGAGTACCCACTAAAACAGAATCTAAGGTTGAAGATTTAAAAGTAGAATCTGTTTCTGATGAAGAAGTATCTAAGGCAGGGAAGGGATATAGTAAGGGTGATATAGTAAGAGTAAAACACGTAAAAGGCAAACCAATTTCCAAATTATCTGGTAGAAATTATCAGATTGTATCCCGTGGAAATAACTCAGCTACTATTGCAGATATCCAGACAGGGAAATTACATCAGCATATTCCATATGACTTAATATATAGGGTAAAAGCAGAAGCTCCTAGCGAGAAAAACATTAGTAAAATGTACGCAAATGACCTCAATAAGATATTAAATTCATCTGGAATTGTTGAGAGTGCAGCAGAAGGAAGTGTAGAAAAAGAGATATATGAGTCTTTGCCTAAGACTGGAAAGGGTAAAGTATCATTTTCAGGGGCTGATAAGAAGATAGTTGCTAAAGCTGTCAGTGACTTTGTAAACAGACGCAAGCCTACAACCGAAGCACCACCATCTGAGGCATCAATAAGACAAAAAGAAGAGTTTAATAAAAAAGTTCCCGCTATGTCAGTTGCTCGTTTAAAAGATATTTTAAAAGAACACGGAATTGAAAAGGCTGATAAATTAAATAAAGCACAATTAGTTAAAAAAGTACAAGCTCTCCCACCTGCTCCTACAGTCGAAGAAATATTTGATTTTGGTGAAGAAGCCCCAGCTGTTGCTCCTCCAGCAAAAGCAGTCACTGCAAAAGATGTACATGATGCAGCAATAAAAGCTAACTTGGAGCCCGATAGTAAAGAATTTATGGATATGTCTAAAGAAGTTGTTGATGAAAGACATATTGATAATATGTCTAACGATCAAAGGAAACGGCTTATAGACTTTATTAAGCAAGAAGAAGCACCTGCAGTTGAAGCTCCTGCAGTAATACCTGATGATGTAACTAAGTCAGGTATTGAAATATACAAAAAGTTTATTACACAGCCTGATAAGATATATCAAAATTTTAAGTATATTATTTTGAATACTGGGAGGAAGTCATTTGGTTGGTTTTCTGCTTGGTACGGCCCTATAGATTACACATATACTGGAATAACTCATAAAACACAAGAGATGCCTAAAGAATTTTCTGATCTTGCAAGACAGATTGAAGAAGCTACAGGAGTTGAAAGTGGATATTATAACAGTGCTTTAGTAAACCTTTTCCCTAAGGGTAAAGGTATAAGTGCACATGCTGATGATGAGAACATATTTGTTCGTGAAAATAATACTATTGGTAAGGTAGCTACTGTTAGTTTAGGTGGTTCGACTCAGATAACAATATCAGGTGCAACTGATGATGTAATTACAGTAGACGCTGGTGATGTTTATGTAATGCCTGGTCAAGAATTTCAATTAAAGCATAAGCATGCAGTGGGTCCATCTAATCGGGAACGAATCAGTTTAACATTTAGACATATACCTAAGATTAGACTTGCAGTAGAGCCAGAGCCAGTTGAAGTAAAGAAGCCAGAAAGAACAAAGAGAGAAGAAAAAGGCGATGCTTTAACTAAAGATGAAGTGGCTTCGATTGTTAATGATATTATTAAAAAGAAAGAAGGTGGTGAATACAGTGTAGAGATTGAAGTTGGCAAAGCTAAGAGATATACAATAGAAGGCAATAGAAAATCGTATAAGAAAATAGTAAAACGCATTACTGACAAGATGCCATTTATAAAACCATTTGGAGAAAATTTTGAAACAGACATTGTTGACAGAAGATTAGTCTTACATGACGAGAGTACTGGCACTGAATATATAATTAACTTGCCAGAAGCTGATCCTTCTACAGGAAAGAGGGTACTAGGAAGAGCATGGGGAACCTTAGTTGAATGGTCTAAAACTGGAAATCTTGATACTCCACCGCATGAGTTTTTCCATGTTTACTTTAATCTAAGAGAAGGCAGCCCAGAAAACAAACTGGCTGTAAAGATATTTGAAGCAGCTGCATATAAATGGACTAAGAATGTAAGAAAGATTAAGAAGGAGCTTACCCCACATGAAGCTGTTGGTGAGTATTTAGCTTATCATGTTGGTAAATACTATGTAGAGAGATTAACAGGTAGCCTTGCTAATAGAATAGGTTCATGGATAAAAGTATTCTGGTCAAAGTTAAAAGCTATGTTTGCAAAGTCTAAGCTTACATCACAAGACATATTTAATATTATAGCTAGTGGATTTTATTCAAAAAAGAAAGTAGAGCCGACTAGTAGCGAGCTTGATGACTTCAATATATCTACACACAAAGACAAAACAAATGCCGAATATGATGTAGAAGACGAAGATGGAAGTGAAGACGATTATAATGTGTGGGAAAGTTTAAGCGACCCTGATATTTCAAGCATAAAGAGATTAGAGCTGACTACTAGAACTATATTTGGCAAAAATCTGCTCAGTAAAGAGCTTGTAAATATACTTATGAAAGCAAGGGAAATTGAGGTGCGGAGAGACCCCACTAAGAGCTTTTCTGAAGCACATAATGAGTTTAGAGATTATGTTATTAATGCAAACTTTGTTGATGAGTTAGATATAATAAGAAGGGAAGAGTTTTTAAAAGGTGCATCAGAAATAGCTGGTGAAGGTCGCAGTGTTATAGGTCTCAAGCGAAGAGATTTAAATAATTTACGGTTCTTGTATCAGTTTGCAAGCAGTACTATGCCAAGAGAAGGCAAAATAGAATTATGGGTTGAGAAAGACAGGCACGGAGGAATAACATCTATTAAGAGACTCCCACCAGATATTGATCCTATCACTGGGAAGGCCCAGTCTAAGTTTGTAAACATGAGTTTCATAGACGATCTCCCTGGCAACGTAGGTGCAAAGACTATTTTGTTGAAGTTCAGTAATATTGTTAGGGGTTTATGGTCATGGAAAGACAATGATGGTGTATCTCATACAAACTATATACCAGCCGCAGTTGAACAGACTGTAGATAGAAATGCGTTTCTTGATAAAAGACTTGGTGCAATGGACATAGCTCTAATAGGTCCCAAAGGACTTGATAAGTCAGCGTTTTTAATGACATTTGTTACTGAAGAAGACAAAAAAGAAGGCAAGAGCTTAGACGAATATCTAAGCAGAGAAGTTAATAGTAAAAATATATCAGTTGAAGATAAAGATGCATTTCTTGCTTATGCAAAAGAGAATGAAGAGTATAATCCGAATATAAATAGCCAGATAGTTGCCAAGCATAAATGGTGGAAAGCAGTCTTTGGAGATAAGTATCTTATTTGGCAAAGAGAAACTGTGACTACCACCGAAGATATGCTTAATAGAACAAGAATAGCACTGTCTGAGGGTATTATAGTAAGAGGTCTTGGGGAAGTTTCAACATTTATTGTTGACCCTGATAAAGTTAGAATTGAAATTCCAAGCAGAAAAGTAAAAGGTGAGATTAACAGTTATGAGTTAGGAGAGAAGTGGGATGGTGGAATGTATTGGTCTTCTGAACTCTCTTACAGGATTCAGGATAAATTAGGTAAGAAGCCGCTTAGAGGCGAGTTCAGTCTTTCAGAAGTTAAGCCTGCAATTTGGCATAAGACTGACAATGGTTTGTTAGCAATGAAAATGAACTGGTTCTTTCCAAGACCTGGGACACGACTGGTAGATAAAGAAACTGGTGAGGAAGTTCTAAGAGTAATAGGCGAGCCTGGTGATATAAGAATTGTGCTTCCAGATGGTACTCTTGTAGATACGTTTGCAACAACATTAGAAACTAAGAAGATGTGGGGAGACTTTGAGGGGAAGACTAATGAGGTTATTAATATACCTGAAAAGTCAATAAGGATTATCCAGACAACTGATCAAAAAGGAAAAGATACAGTGGCATTTCCATTTGGAGCTGTTGACTTAATGCTGTCTAATGATTTGCAAGCTGATAAAGAATTTGTTAAGGGATACGATGTAGCAACAAAAGAGATGTTTAGAAGGGCAAATTCTGTAATCAGTCTACTGATAAACGGAAGAGCGCATCCTCAGAACTTTAAAAGACTGTTAGAAGATATCGGTATTCTTAAAGATGTTGTTTCTACTATTGAAGAAGAAGCTCTCAAAGAGACACACGATTTTGCTATATTCCATCCACATTTTATGCAGAGGTTTGAGTCATCTATATTTAATTATGCGTTAAAGTCAGCTGCGTTTAGAGGAAGAGTAAAAGGCAAAGGAACATATATTGCACTTGCCCCAGACTTTGAAAACGAAATAGATGATGGCGAGATAGGTTTTGGTGATAAGAATATGGAAGTCTTAAAGAATGCTCAGAAGAGAGTATTCACAGACGAAGAACACGAAGAATTTAGAATACTTCTAAGAGATAGAGCTACAAGGCCACAGGCAATGGAAATGCTTAGTGCAGCCCTTGAAAAGAATGATATTTATGTTATTAGGACTAGGAATCCTATTACAGACATAGCAGCTTTTGGAATAAAAAAAGTAAGTGATATTGTTGCAGGTGCTGGAAATGTCGCAATGTTATCGAATAATGATGTTTTCGCTGTTATTCAAGGTGACTTTGATGGTGACCATCTATCTATTGATTTTATAACAGCTGAAGAAGCAAAGGCTTACTTAGCTATGCAAAACAGCAAAGCATATAAGGCAAGGCAGAAGCCAGTTGTAATGTCTTGGTTTGAACATCCTGCGGGAGTTGGGTTGCTGTCTGATCTAAATGCTGTACATGAAATTGGAGAAAGAGTATCTTTAGCACAGTATGCACAGGGCGTTATGACAAACTTAAAAGCTGTTCGTGAGGTATTGGCATACAAAAAGATATCTATTAAGGGTGAAGATGTAGCTGGTAAATCGGTGGTGTACTCAGTTGTCAATCCTTATGATGAAGTTATAATGGACTATGCTCCACTTGATGTTAGTAACAAGGACTTAAAGAAGAAAGAAAGACAGGCAATATACGATGAAATTATTGAGGCTAAAGGTCAAGTTGTAGATGTCAATGAAAACAATGTTAAGTTTGATGACATAAGCACAGAAAATAAATACTTTCTTAAGACTAACTCAGCACATGAAGTTTCTATACTTACTCAGGCAGCTGTGGACAACCCTAAAGAGTTTCTATTATACCACTGGAAGTATAACGGCTATCCATTCCTATGGAGTAGGGTGATTAAAAGAGATGATGGGCAAAGAATGGATATTAGTTTTCCTGAAACATCTGAAGTAGCTAATGATGATTATATTAGAGATGTGTGGCACTGGATGGGTCAGGTATTTAAATATTCAGCAGCAAGGCGGGGAAGAGATAGAAAATTGAGACCACTGTTGCCAGAAGAAGTAGTTGGCTTTTCTGAAGATATCATGGGCATGGCAGAAGCTTCGGAGGAAGAACTAAAAAACTACGTTGTTAAGAGAATGAAGGTGGCTGCTTGGCTGCAGAAAAAAAGCGATAAGGCATTTGTGCATCAACTGCAAAATGACCACAAAGTGGACAAAATAAATATAAAGAACAATATTACTCCAACTGAAAAAATATTTGCAATGTATGCAGAGATTTATGAAGAGACAATAGATGATGAAGCAACACCAACTGATGATGGTGTCGTTACAAGGATTCCAAAAGATTTAAGAGATCATGCTCATCATCTTGGTATCAGGCTGTTAACAAAGAACTTACCTAATGTCTTCAAAAAAGCTGGAGTTAAGATAGTATCAAGAGAAGAAAATATTAAAGCTGCTAAAGACGGAATTAAATGGGCTGACAGAGTTGGCTCGGACTTCTTAAATATATTTGCTGACCAACAATATAAGGATAAAAGAGGCAAGGTTCACAAAAAAGGAGCTGGTTTCTCATATAGGGCAAATTATTCAGACGCCCTGTCAGCGTTTATAGTAGATAATTTAGATAGTTTTAGAAATCTCTCAAAGCCTGCGCAAATGTATGCTTCTTGGTACTATCTAAGGGGAATTTCTAAGGTTGATTATAGAGTAAAGTCGGCAGTAAAAACCATATCTAAGGTTGAAGCATTATTGCCTATGGAGCTAATGGACAAAGATGTATTTATTGAGTATCTTGACAGTTGGGGGATGGCAGTTCAGGATGAAGATGCTGTTGCTAGTATCGTTGTAGAAAAAGAAATTGAGGACGAAGGCGTTACAGTTGCAAGAGTCTTTAACAAAGTACAAGAGGAAATTTGTTAATATGGCTAATATAAATTGCGAAGGCATAACAGCTGCAAGGCAAGCAAATAAAAAACAGATAAGATACTACAGATCAAGAGTATCAGCAAAGATCGACCAGCTAATTGGGGCCCCAGCGCTTAGCCCAGCTATTAATTCTTTAAAGCCAAGAGATGCAAGCCTTGAGAGACAAAGATATAGAGCTCAAAAAAAGTTACACGACTATCTTGTGAGCACTCTCATGGAACTTGGTCAGATAAAAGGACACATTGTAGAAGATATCGATATTTTTGGTGACTTGTTACATATTCAATCGCATGAGAATAACGCAGCTCTGTATAATTTTTCAGAGACCCATTATGCAACTATTCTAGAGAGATTAGGCAAGACAAAACAGTGGTTGAGTAAAGTACCTGCTGAAAAACCTCTAACGCTATGGGAGCAGACGTTTGGAGAGATGTTGAGAATAATTCTTTCAAGAGACAAATTTGGAATTGCTGCAAAGTTCATGTTAAAGGTAAGAAGCTTTTCTGACAATAGCAGGTCTCTAGATATTGAATATATACGAACATTATCTACAAAAGAGAAATCTATACACGATCTTATACGGGAAAAGGTTTCAAATAATATAAAAAACACAGATGATATTGGACACTTAATATTTGGTGGTCTTGAGGGATTTTTTACAAGAGACAAACGTGAAGTTGTTATTGTCGGAACCAGTATAGCCGATAATAGTTATTCTGTTTTTTATCTTGATAGCAATGGCAATAGAATAGGCAAAACTCCAAAAGTTGTTAATAAATCAGAGATTTCTGTTATTGGTAAAAAAGATTTACCAGGCGAGAATAGGATAAGAAGTGCTATACAATTAGCTGCGCACAAATTCTATCGCAGGTTGCTAAATGGAAGAGTAAGGCATGTAGAGTTTGTGAGGACCCCCCATAATATTGAAGAAGAAGGGGATTTTAATGATGTGTGGAGGAAGTCACGTGATGGCATGTTTGTTGGCAGGGCTTTATCTGAAGCTGGAAAAGAAAAAGATACAAGAGAAAAACTAGGACTGCAGCCTGATGTTCATCCACAGCTACATACGGTTAAGTTTGGGGCGTGGGAGTTAACATATGTAATGGTGAAACAAGGTGAAGGGGTGCCAGGGCAAGATGAAGTATACAAAGCTTACTATACTAAAGCTAGAAGAGGTGACAAAGTAATAATGTTGTATAATCAAGGCGATGTTAAATTAACAGAATCAACAGCAAACCTCGGCCTTGGAATTAGTAAAGAAATTCTATACAGAAAGGTGTTCTTAGAAGCAAACGATCATAAAATATTTCAAAAGCCGAGAGTTATTGGAGCAACTGTCGAAGGTGAGCCTATACTGTCGGAAGGTGGCAAGTTTCGTGCATACTATAATTTTTTTATAAATAAAGACTACGATAATATTCCTGAAGATATAGTTGATGAAATTCATGCTCAAATAACTGAGACGAGGGTTCTTAATAAGGATTTTTGGGAAAATCTTATAAAGAAAAGAATAGGGTATATGGAGCGTAGCATTAAAAAGGCGGTTGAAAGACCAGACGTAACAAGAGCTGAAGTGCTAGAGCTCGCTAGGAAAATAAGTGGTGTAGGAGGTGCAAGACACACAATAGATGTTCGTGGTGGTGAAGTAACTATGTTAATGGGTGGACTGCAAAAACTAAAGCCAAAAAGGATAAACTTTGATCCTGTAAGATTTAAGGACGGTGTATATGAAGACACAGCAGACAGAGTAATGGCTTCATACGAAAAAAAATTAATAAAGAACAACGAAAGCCTTGAAAAATGGGAAAGGGATTTGGCAAATAAAAAAGTTGCCGCAGATTTGTACAATAAGCATACTGCTGGAATACACAAAGAAAATGAGAGACTGGAAAATGATATTGAAGTATTAGAGAGAACTAGGGACATTATGCTTGATAAGGTAGTTGATGGCGAGGAAACTCCAGACCAAATGTCATATCTATTTAATCCTGTTCACTTGAGAACTACATCAGCAATGATGGACCATATGCAGAGGGAAGAGGATTTTGAATCTCAAATAAAGTATTATGAAAGCACTGCAATGGCTCTAGTGATGGACGAGTTAAGAGCTGATTTGTTAGATGCTTTGATTGATATGAGAACTAATCCATCTGTCCAAAATTTAATGATAGACTCAGTAAAAAAGGCGTTTGGTGATCCTACATACAGTGCTAAGTTTTTTGGGGCTGACATGGGATTTGAGAAACTAGCCAAGATTTTTAATAAACTTAATTTTGCTGGAAAAATGCGAGGAGAGGAAGACCCTTATCGTATATGGACGGCGGACAAAGTTCAGTTTTGGGGGATCATGCAAAATATGGGCTGGACTGCAAAGCACCTTGGTAAGTTCACCGCAACACAAAATAATTTACAGATACTTAACCCAATTATACTGCATGGATTGGGTACTTATCGAACTGCAAAGGGGTTGCTTGACAATGATGTATGGAAAAAAAGAGTTGAAGATACTGGTGTCCTTGTTCTTCTAAATGCTCTTAATGAAATATTGCTGGGCAGGCGGGAAGGCGACCCGACGCTGAGAGACTATCCGCTTATAAAATATTCTAAAGCGGCAGCTACAATGGCGATGACAAAGAAAGCGTTTATGAACACACCTGACAAGGCAATTGATACGGTAATCATGAGGTCTGCTGCTCTTGGTGATTCAGCCGAAGAAGCACGCAGGCTAAAACAGTTGAAGAAAATATACTGGGAACTGGTAAATGGTGAGGATTTAGAAGGAAAGAACAAGTCACAGCAAATTCAAATTACTATGGCTAGACTTCAGAAACTTAAAAAGAAATGGTCTAAAAGGCATATGAGAGAAGCCGCAATGTTTACTTTATCGTGGTTCCCCTTTACTGGCGGCAAGGGGTTTTTCACATTTACAGGTGTTGAAGAAAGGCTAAGAGCAACTACTGCAATTATGGAGATGCTTGTAGCGAGAGACACAATGCTGGTTCCTATTGACGATGAAGCTGAATTTTATCGCCACCCGCTCGTTATCCAAAAGGCTAGATTTGGAGTATATTTAACTCAATTTGGGATGAGCCAGCAATATCTTGCTGGTTTTTTTGGTGGTTTTGGAAAATCTTTTGGACAATTTAAAACATATCCATACTTTGAAACACTGCAAGAGTTTAGATTAATGGAGAATTTCTTTAACTCTTTTGATGGTCAGTCTGCTATGGAAAACGTAGAAACACTTACACGAAGAATAGGAGATGCAGCCTATGCAAGTTTTAAAAAGGAAAGTAGAAGTTCCAGCCAAAAAAAGCAAGATATACATTTGATGAGAATGTTTAGGCTTATGATGATAAGAGGTGTAGCATCTTTCCTCTCTACTCTCCTTACTTTCAACCCGTATGCATGGGACCTGGTTAAGTCTATAAAGGGAATTGCATACGGAGGGAGCTGGAGTTTATTTTCATCTGCTTATTTTAGGGGAGCCGAGAGTCCAGCTCTTTCAATTTTAATAAGACTAATGATGCTTCCATTAATAATTGGTGCTGGTGACGATGACAAAGAAGAAAGAATACTAAGGGATTATTGGCGGCTCTTGCTTCCACCGCTAGTCACGTTCACGTGGGAAATTATTAATAAGATTAAAAAAGGTGAATCACCTGCCAGAGAGATTGTTGGTAATCCTTTCTAACATCCTAATTATTGCCTCTATCTGTCTTATTATATCTTTTACTTCTTTTTTGCTTAACCCGTTTGCCATTTTCTCCTCTCTGCCATAAGTGTTGTCCTCATTTCCCAAATGCTAACCGTAACTGATATTGACCGTGAAATTGTAAACTCCAGTGATACGGGAAATAGATAGATACCAACTTGTTGTATAGTCCTTTCTTCTACATTAAACTTTACAGCTGATATTCCGAACATCTTATTTCCAATAGCAAATGAATTTTTACTAGTTCCGTGTATCATCTTTTCTTAGCTCCTCTCTTTTATAATTAGCAATTAGCAGTGCATCACAAGTCTTAAGTGTTGCTTTGTCGTTAATTTCTTTTGCTATCTCTTTAAGCTTCTTTTTTCTTTCTTGTTTATTTTTAGGTAATGGAGCATACATTTTCATCCATTTTTGAGGTGAAACCTTTTCATGTTCTATTTTTAAAGCTCCAAGTATACCAAGCCACATGCCATAGTTAGTACCAAACTTAAACGCAGAACTTCTTGCGTCAGTTGGGAAGCTCCAGACATGCTCTATTACCGCTATAATATCTTTACCCCCAACAATTCCTTCATTCCTTATTGAGAACATTATGTCAGCCATATCTTCGGGGGAGTCTGGACAGTTATATAGCTTAGATAGGAGGTCTAGTTTATTAGAATTGCTTACAACTGCAACTCCCCCACTTTTACCAGGATCAATTGCTACTATTATCTTTATACTCTTCATTTAGCTCGTGTGTGTCCCACGATTCCCATTCGTCAAAACATTCATCACATATATTATCATTAGTTTCCTCCTCTGGCACAAGCACCCCACACAATAAGCACTCAAAAAGCTCTATAATTTTCATTTAACAAGTAAGTATACTATTAACAATACTATCCAAATAATTATACTACTTTGTTTGGGTAATAAGTCTTTCCAATCAATCATTTGTTACTACGAACTTAATCATTCTTATCGAAAAATCTACACTTATTCCCGTCAAAACCTACGGGATAATTACCTATTTGACCATATCTGCTCTTTGCGGCTACTATCATACATTCATTCTCTTCATATTCAAATCTATCTACCGCCCACCCATAGAATACGAATAGTGCGGTCTCTGCAGTTTGTTCTATTACTCCACTTTCAGCATAATCACTCATCTTAGGAATAGGATTATCTCTCTTTTCTATTTCTCTATTCAACTGACTGATTAAGAACGCCGTACAGTTTGCACTTTTGCATGCCCACTTGTAGTCATACATTATTTTCTCTATCTCAAATCTTCTTGCTTCTTTGCCTTCTACATTGATTAGCTGAATATAATCATCTATAACTACGTCTGGTCTATGCTTCATAACTTCTCTTATAGACTCATCTAAACCCCTAATATCATCGTACATCATAAGATTCTTGTATTTTTCCTTTATTCTATCCTTTACAGTATCGACTTCTGCGAGTTCTTTGATAGTTAGAAGGTGTTTTCTTACTCTATCGTATACTAAGACCTCACTTTCTATAACTAATAGCTTTTTGAGCATTTCTACGTTACTCATTTCCCTGTTAAATAGCATTACTTTATAGTTCTGCTCCATTAAGCTTTTAATAATATTGAGCATTAATGTTGTCTTTCCATGGCCTGGTCTTCCTCCAAGCACTGTAACTTCTTTCCTTGTCATTCCTCCTGCTGGTGCATCTAATGCAGGTATTCCAAATGGGATTATATTTGATCCTTCTTTTAGAGCTTCAGCTGTCTCCTCTATTATTACACTGATCTCACGCATCTTAGTAGGCTGTAGTTCTCTTAACTCTTCTACCAGTCTACTATGTTTCTCTAATACCTTTGAGGTTTGATTATAATCACTATAACTCATTCTTAGAATATTACTGGCACTTGTAGCACATTCTCTTTGAACATGCTTTTCCCATACTATCTTTGCATAATGTTCTAAGTTACCATCAGTAACTGTGTCTGAAACTAATCCTGTTAAGTAATATCCGTATTCACCCTTCCTACCGTGTTTCTCGTTACATCTGTTGACAACTGTTACCATTTCAATTGGTTCTCTTTCTTTATACATATTAGACATAACCTTCCAAACATTTTGAGGCTTATCATAATAAAATGCTTTATTCTTTCTTATCCATGATGCAGCCCTATCAAAAGCATCAAGACCTCCATATAAAATACAACCTATTAACGCTTCTTCAGCTTCTTCGCTAGATGGAAGAGTCTCCATTATTTTGTCTATCATTGTTGTCCCCTTTATCAAATATCTCTGTTTGAGATATTGGTTCATAGTTCATTATCACTAACTCGCTTATGGTTAATTTATTACTACCCCCTGCATATATTGTATTTACTGTCTTTATATTAAAGTCTTTATATAGTTCTCTTATTGTTTCTTTATCATCATAGCTCACCATAAACTTTCCACCATCATTATTTATTTCCTTGCATTTCTCAGCAAGATCATTATGCATCTCAGTGGTAAAGTCATAGTAATAATAATCTCCTCGCTCACCTGCTACTACATATGGAGGGTCAAAGTACCACATATCGCCATCTTTTGGCTTATACCTTTTTATGAATGTTCTAAAGTCAAGATTTTCAATTAGAGAGCCATCTAAGTGTTCTCTTGATTGTATTAGTTCTTCTTTAAGCAAGTGTTTCCAATCTTTCCTTGCTGTGTTTGGAGCCATATTTAAGTAGGGATTTTTATTAAATGAGTTACGAATCACATAATAATATAAACATGCCCTCTCTATATCTGGAATAGTCATTTCTTTAGAACTCAATATTCTTTCCTGTGCTTCTTCAAATACTAATCTGGCTTTAGGCATCCAGAATATAAACTCACACATCTCATCAAAATGATAAAGGACTACTGTATAGAGGTTTACTACGTCATTATCAATATCATTGAGAACACTTAGCTTTGCTTTCTTCTTTCTAAAGAACATGCTTAGACCACCAGCAAATACTTCTAGATACCTGTTATGTTTAGCAAGCATCGGGACCAGCTTTCTGCTGAGTTCAAACTTGCCTCCAAAGTATGGAATAACTACAGGGCAGTCTCTCCACACTAATGTCTCAATCATTTTATTTCTCCCTTAGATATGTTCACGACATTTACTACAAATATCTGTAAAAATAATCTTTGCTCCACAACACTTACTTATTTCCATTTTATTCTCCCTCGCAGTCGCTACATATCTTTATATTTTCTTTTACCCCTCTAGCACGAAGCATCTTTTCTTCTGACTCACTTAGTGGTACAGAGATCGTGTACAACTGATCTTCTCTATTATTTTCTATTTCATCATTGTTTCTACGCATTTCTTCTACTTTAGACATAGCATAATTACTTATCTTCATTCTGATCTTTCTCCTTTATTAATGTAATTTTTTCGTGTGCTTCTCTTAATGTTTTTCTCATTGGATACATTTCTTCAAGTGCTGATATAGCAACGTATGCATAGTTTAGTGATGCTACTGGATATCTAGATAATAAGTTTAATGCGTCTGTTGCAATCTTTAATTGTCTTTGGGATTCTTGATATCCTTTATCAGAGTACCCTTCATCCAAGTATTTATTTTTGTTATCTACTATTCTTGCATATGCACTATTACCAAGAGGATCGTTTTCACTATCACCAGCCATTATAAAGAACCATTCATCACTATGCATTACATCTTGGCTTTCTGGCCATTTTTTTACTTCAATTATCATTTTACTTCTCCTTTATTATACTCATCTGCTGTAGTGGGCTCTCCATCAAGACTATTTTGACCTAAACACTGTGGGCAATTCTCTCTTTCTTTGCCATACGACGGGAAGTCTTCATAATAACTAAACCCAATCCTATTTGTATTCCTCTTGTCTATGTATACTACCTCCCACACACGAGTGCATATCATACATAGTTTTAGAATATTCTTGAAATATCTAGTTCTATCTTTCATTTTTTAATAAATGTAGGGCGAACTCTGCGTTGGCAAACATTTTGGTTCATTAAGCTGTTCCAACCTCGTCGCACACCGAAGGTGTCATCACGGAGCATATAGCCCTGGATAGTGAGACTTTTATTATACGCTTCAGCACCCTACATTATTACGCTTGTGCTACTTTAGCCATGCTCATAACTTTAGGATATATTTTATCTTCAAGCTTATGAGTTGCTTCTGTCTTTCTATTTAGTAAATGAGTAGCTGTCCATGTAGCTGCGTTTAATAAGTCCCAATAGTTATTAGGCTTATTAGCTATTATATGGTTAGTGATCTTTTCAATATGTTTGCTAGGAAACATCTCAATTATATCTTTAATGTGTTCCCCTTTAACTTTAGTACCAGTAAGAATAGGCATATCAGATGCAAATATCCTTGGAATATTATCAACTACTTGTTCTATAATATTTTCAAGATTACTTAAATCCGTTTCATTCCATATAATATGCTTAAACTTCTTATGGTCCGAGATACGACCTATTGTCATACCATTTGAGCATACTAATCTGTAAGTACCTGCAAGCACTGATACTTGCATGCTTCCATCATAAGAATTATGAATAGATACTTGCGGATTAAGCACATCTCCATCACCAATATCAACTTCCTGATCTGGAAATTTATATGTCCACTTAGTTCTGGCTCCATTAGCAAATGTATTGGATTCAGTTAAGATTCCATTCCATTTCTTAATAGCTGGAAGAGATGCGTCAACTACTTCTTGATTAGTTACTAGTCTGTAATTGTTAGTCATACAGCTAACTATGCTATCCGTGTCTTCTCTTACTATGAACTTATAACCAGTATCTGTATGCCAGCTGACTGGTTGTTGGGATTGATTACCTGTATCTATAAAAGTAGCAGGTACTTCTTTAACTGGAAACAGTGTATTCTCTATCATTGCTATTTCTCCCTTCTTGTTCTTTGTTGTACTCTCTTCTAAAGTGTAGAGTAGTAGTGTATACCTGCCCTATACTCCATTCTGGATGAACGAACTTAAAGTAATCGCTAAGTTCCCTTGTTATGTCTTCGCTTGTTCTTAGAATGTGATCTATTTCCGACATCCTTCCCATACCTCTTACTCCTTATCTTTTGTACTTCTGTTCCTGATGCTATGTCTTTTTTACCAAGCCAGTACCGTTGATACCTCAGTATTTCTTCCTCATCATAGTGGTCTATATCAGGGACATCATAGAACAACACTTTTGCAGACATAGCACCTATATCCAGCACTATTCCTTTCATCTCTGTAACCAGAGTTTTAAAACAGTCGCCTTTTTTAAGGTTCTTTAGTGTTGTGCAAATTAACTTCTTCATATCGTTTGAGCATCTCTTCTATTTCTGATGTTAGCTCCCCATAACTAGTTACCCATTCTCTTTCTTCGTCTGGCTTTTGGGTTTTATTAGCCATAATATACTTTAAAGAGAATAGTATCTTTGATACTTCACTTATAGAGAGCTTCATTGTTATACTTCCCTCATCCATTATTATTTGTCAGCCTCCCTTTGTGCTTCTAACATTAAGACATCAAAGTCATGTACTGTCATTACGCGCCCTTCTTCAAACCAGTTCATTACAATCTCCATAAGAAGCTGTAACCTCTGATAGTCTTCCTTCCAACCTGAACTTGCTTTTAAAATCTTGCTTTCCACCATGTACCCCATTTATTAGTAAGTTCAAAGTTAATTTCTCCATCCCAAAGTGGTGCTTCTTTTTCTTTAGTTTCTCTTTTCTTTTTATAATACTCTCTCATATAAAGAGCATTCTTACTTGGGTTCGGTTTTCTTGGTCTGCCTCTTTTTGTCATTTTATTATCTCCTTGTGCTATTCTATTATCAGTTCACAGATTTTAGGATTTTTTTCTACTGCTTTTGTTACATCCTTAATACATCTGTCACACATAAATATGCATGATTTTCCGTGTTCATTCTTTATATGAACTTTTACACATTTAAACGTATGCATAAATCTCATATATTTGTTCTCTTCGTGTTGACATACATTACAAAAAGCACCGAATCCAGCATCTTCCTGTGTAACTGTTGTTACAGGTATTTGACCGTTCATAGTTTCCTCCATTCATTAAGTTTAGGGAGCTAGGGCTGCCTCCACCCGTTGCCAATCACGTACGAACTACTTCTCTGTTTGTCTTTGTGGTTCGACACTTTTAGCCCCCTTAATTATTTTGTACATAAAAATGGGAAAGCAGCCATTGGGGTTAAGAGTGTCCCGAGAGGTAGGGAATAAGAAGGGGTAGCCACTTTCCCTTTTAGTCAATATTAACTTAATCTTTATTGTCCTTTAAGTCAATGTTTAGTTTAAGTTGATTATCTTTTCTTGGATTCCAGTCAAAATCAACAAGGAAGTACTTACCTCCACCATACCTTCCATAAAATGTATTACTTTTGTCACTGTTTGTCCAAGCTGTTAGTATGTCTTCATATGGAACAAACATCTCACCGTCTTTATACTTAATAACAAGTTGTTCCTTTTTCTCAATACAAGATTCAATTATTGGGCTGCGAACTGATACTTGTCCTCTAAATATCTTTTTTGATTTGTATATCATGTTCACCTCTCTTCCACTCATAAAGATAAGCGGCCTTTAAGCAAGAGCGCTGTTCGCTTTTCCACATCGTGCAATCAGGTACCAATAGATGATACTCCTTAAAGACCACTTATTCATTATTAGGATTAGTACTATGAACTACTTTGTAGTAGTATTATTTGTATTAGTCTTGTTTGTGGTGGTAGTAGTATACTTATTCCTAAGAGTATTGAACTCATTTCTAAATTCAGTCATCTTCTTAGAGTACTCACCATCTTTACCAATGCCTGAAAAGTACAGCTGTGGCGTTACATTCGCACCATTAGCACTTTTCATCCATCTTTTAGTTGTAGTGTGTCTACTACTTGCGAGGCCTTCTTCCTGCATAGTACTTAGAGCATCTTTACTTATGATGCCTTCATTGTGTAGCTTCTCAGCCTCATTCAGCGTTAGTCTTCCCATTCTCTGAGTCTCCTTTTTCTTCCAGTAAACCATCATGTGTGTCTATTGCATCACATTGTTCTAATGTAAATGAATGATAACTGGGGTTTATTGTGAGTTGATTTCTATTCAATGTTTCAAATACCATAATTTGCTTACCATTGAACAGCTTTGATCCTTTATATACTATCTCCCTGAATGTCGTACCATCGTTAATCCCGACTGTATATATAGAACCAGGTGTGAATAAGTAATCTGAATATGATCTATCATTCGTGAAGTCTACCATTCTTCGCCCCCTCCCTTGTTTTCTCTTTTAATCTCTGTGCTTGCATCTATATCCTCTTCACTTGCTATTCCTGCAAAGGATGCAAGACTATATCTGCGAAAGTATGTTATTGCACTACCAACCGACTGGTATGTATTCATTCCTTTATGCTCTGCTATTGGAGATGAGACTGTATTGGCAATCCATTCTCCTGAGTTATGCATGTACATGGTTGTTAAACCTATACTACCTGCAGCCCCATCTGGCATTTGTATAAAAGATATACCATGTTTAGCAAGCAATGGTCTTAGGTACTGAACTAGCTTGTCAAACGATGTGTACTTATATCCATAGCCAGTACTGTCTTTGGAAATATCCTTAATCTCTTTTTGCAACGCCAGTTGCGCTGTTGCAAGAGACTTGATTGATTCTGACTTTTGTATCATCCCTTCCTCTCCTTTATGTATGGACTATCGCACATATGATTATATGCGCAATAGTTACATTCCCACTCTTGAAATGGAACTCCTTCAGTTTCAGCTGGGATTAACTCTCCTTTGATTGCTTCATTACAGTCTTTCCAATACTTAAGAGCTTTGCCAGCCCATTCAGGCTCCACTTCTACATTCTTCATACTGCTATTATCTTTATTATAGTAGTCTATATTTAAGAATACCTCTTCTACATCTTCTTTTTGTGCTATACCGAGAGCATACGTACCAAGCTGAAGATTATAGTTGATATTACTCTCATCCCTGTTCTCTTTTTTCCCAAACTTCTTACGCCAAGGATACGAGCCCATAGTTTTAAGATCACTTATATATGCAACACTATCTGATATTAAAACATTATCTAGCCTTCCCTTAACCCTAATATCAGGAATCTCAACTTCATACTCCGTGTGTATTGTATCACCTGATTTTGCATACTCTGAGTCTGGATCGTCCATAAATTGATTGATTGCCATTTCAAAGTCTTTATGTACTAAAGTTCCAAGCCTTAAAAGTCTCTTAACCCTCGAATCAAAAGGTTTTTCATCAGCCCTGTCTAATGCAAACTTCTGCTTTTTAAAACAATTGCCTGCAGTAGAAGCACTGAACCAATAGCCTCTTTTTTTGCGAACTTCTTTTTCTTTAGCTATTTTATGGTCTAAATAGTTTTCATAAATAGCTTCTATATCAAAGTGCACACCTACTTATCCCAAGGACCTGAGGTATCTGCGTCTTTACTTTTCTCACCATTTTCGACAACAGATATTTGCATGCTCAGATACTTAGCGCCTTTCTTTGACGTTGTTTTCCACATAGCGATACTATATTTACCTTGTTCGAGTATCTCTTCCAGCTCTATTGAGCCAGAGAAGTCTGGTGATTTATCGCTGGTTTTATCTTTTGGAAATGCATAACCCCTACCTACCTTTTTATATGTAGCCATGTTGGTTTTCTCCTTATTTAATCAGTTAATTAGATTGCTCTTAACGCCTCTAAATTTAATAATATACAACCTTAGAATCAAACAGTTTCTAACCAATCTTTCATTTCATCGACGGTGCCATCAAAGATATCTTTATTATCATAAACTTTATGTACTCTTACTTTTAACATATCATTAGTTTCTTCTATACAACGATGAACATATATTGTGTATATATACTCTTCTCCATAATCTCTTGTATTTGCAGTATGAAGATAAAAATCTCCCGCTCCTTGTTTAAAATGACTTATTACTTGAGCAGCCAAACAACTCATTCCGTTAGCTAATGAGTCATCACTTCTACCCACAGGTAATCCATTTACAATATCCATACCT